TTATGAACTTAAAAGTCACACTTGCAAAACGGGAAAACGAAATAGCCGAATGTGTTGCGTGGGGAGGCTCATATAAAGAGACAGCTTCACTGCTACAAATCAGCGTACGGACCGTAGACAACACCCTTCGTAAAGTCAAAGAGAAATTAGGACTAAATAAGATCAACGAAATTTCAGCATGGTGGTTTTGTACGCACCACAACATAAGCTTTGACTTATCCCCTTTTGTTAGAAGACAAGTATCGGTCATACTACTTTTCTTGTTCATCGGTGGAGAAATTACGATCATTACAGACTCAACATATACAGTACGTCGTTCTCGCAGAACACGTACTGAATATCGAGTCAGAAGACAGGAAACTTCTATTAATCAACCATATATTATTTAATCAAATTACGCACAAGGAATGCGTCCGGGATAAACCCGGTATTTTAGTTATACATTTTCTATATTCAAATGAGGAAATAGAAGTTTATCATTATTAATCATTAAAAACGTGCTTAAGGAGGCATGTAGGGTATCCAATCCCTGGTTAGGTTTGTTACACAAGATTTGCCGGGTGAAATTCCCGGCATACGGGTAATGGTGTAAGGTAGCATGACGGAGTTTTCAGCATTTCTCTGTTGGCTGGGTTCGAATCCCAAATACCCACTATTTCTATTATTAACATAAAAGTAAACGTTATGGAAAACTTTGAAGAAACAGAAAAACGTATAACTTCCGCAATGAATGAAATTTCAAATATTATTAAATCAAATAATATGAGTGCTCTTTGTTTTTTTTATAAAGAGCAAGATTCTCTCGTTGCCACTCCGGCAGTAATTACCGGTTCCCCTATCAATATCATACCAGCTATAGTACAGATCATGCAAAACTCATTTATTGCCCGTAATATCATTTTAACGGCCTGTGACTATTATAGATTCCAAGAAAAAGAGAAGATAGAAACAAAGGAGATGCCTCAATACTTAAAGGAATTTATTGAAGAGCTGTTAAATGAATTACAATAGTAAGCTATGAAAGTTGTTCACTCCCCCAGCCCATCCACTCAAAAAAGAGAAAAGATAAATCTTTTTGAGAACGATGATCCGGAAGAAGTTGCAGCTCTTTGTCAGCAATCTGTTCAGCTAGAATCAAACAAGATATTGTTAAGAATAGACGCCCGGACGCAAGTTCTCGTTGATCCCAAAGATGCAACATCTGAATATGCGGAAAAACTACGGCAACGGTATAAGTTAAGTTATCACCATAAAGCCGTAGGAGGGCGTAAAAAAAGATAATACTATGTATGTAGACATTGACAATCGTGGTTTACTCACCATTAATGATATTCATCCAAAAGACGCTCAACATCTTTTAGAAATAATTCAGCAGGCAGACGCGCAACTTTTATCCAGTCCTATTGAAGTCCTTAGAAAACAGCTTCATTTGCAACTCAAAGAACTTGTTTTCTCCGTACCAAATAAAAAAACATAGCTATGAATTTTACTGATGATGATATAAAACGCATCAAAGACGCATCAGCCAGCCACCTAATTGATGTGGTACAAGACTTCCAGAATCTTCGTAAATCTGGGACTAGTTACATATGTGACTGCCCTGTATGCAAAGCTTCGAAGAAGTTTAGCATACACCCGGTCAAAGATATTTATGGATGCTTTTCTTGCCATCAAGTCAACGGAGTTGGTGCACTTGACTATTTAATGAGAGTCGAGAAAAAAGAATTCCCAGATGCTCTCGAATATCTGGCACACAAATTCAACGTCATTCTTGATCAGCGTCCGGAACAGAAAAAAAAGCAGATCGAGAAAATGAAGAAAGGAAGTAAAAAAGCTAAAGGCAATGATGTCTGCAGCTTTTGTTCTAAAATGCTTTCTGATTCTGGATTGACTTTTGAAGATGTCACAGCCAAGATTTATAAAACCGGTGATACGAAATCAATTTTCGAGGCACGTACATTTCATCCTGGTACCATAAACGGATCCGGAGAGATTGATTCATCCGGAGATGACGTGATTATAGAATATTATGATCTCGAAGGCATGCCGGTTACCTATTCCAGGAAAGATCATCGAAAAAAAGACACAGGTGAACGGAAAGAATATTTTCGGGTACGATGGCAATTTCCAGATGCACATTTAGACAAAGAAGGGAAACCATTCAAATATAAATCACCTTCAGGAAGTGGTACGCCTATCTATATTCCAGAAAAACTGCGCCGTATGTATAAGGAGAAAGAGCAAATCCCCAGACTCTATATCCAGGAAGGAGAAAAAAAAGCAGAGAAGGCATGCAAACACGGAGTTCCCTCAATTGCTGTTTCTGGCATTCAAAATTTAGGTAGTAAAGAAAACAGCTCTCTTCCGGAAGATCTAGTAAAGATCATCACAACATGTGGTGTTAAAGAAGTTGCATTCATATTTGACTCTGATTGGGATGATATCAGCACTAATATCCGACTTAATGACCGTGTCGAAAAACGTCCTTACTGTTTTTTCTACGCTGCCAAAAACTTCAAAGAGTATATGCGTACTCTTAAGAATCGAAATATCTACGTAGAAGTTTTTGTTGGCCACATTCAGAAGAATGAAGCTGGAGACAAAGGTCTGGATGACCTGCTTTCAAATACCCTTAAAGATCATGAAGATGAATTGGCAAAGGATATCGAATTTGCGTGTAATCAAAAAAAAGGTCTTGGAAAGTATGTTGAAATGTTCAAGGTTACAACTTGGACCGATCACAAATTACAAGAGTTATGGTGTCTGCATTCTCATGAAGCTTTTGCCGAACGTCATAAGGATATTCTCAAAAACCTTCCTGAATTTGTATTCGGAAGATACCGATGGAAGTTTGATGACACAGGCAAAGTTGTCCTGGCACAACCTTTCGATGATGATGAAAAATTTTGGGAAGAAGTAGAGAAAAAAGACCGGGGAGGAGACCCGCGTATTGAATATCAATTCTGCTATGTCAATTCCCATAATTTTCTGCAAAATCGCGGTTTTGGTCGTCTTCGTCGTCTTGACAAAACCTATCAGTTTATTCACCTGGATCCACCGGTCGTCCAAGCAATCGACGCATCGGATGCACGAGACTATTTATTTCAATTTGCAAAACATTATTGTAAAAAGGAAGTAAACGAGATGCTTATCAAAGGGGTATCTCAATATGTAGGTCCGGACAAACTATCACTTCTCAATTTCATTGAACCGAATTTTATAAAGCCTAATAGAGAAAGCCAATATTTTTATTTCGATACCAAATGTTGGTACATAACCAAAGACAGTGTACAAGAAATGGGATACGAGAATATCAGCCACCATATATGGGCAGAACAACGAAAAATGATTCCCGCCAAATACTTGGGCTACCCATTAATCACTTTCAAGGTAGATCAAGAAAATCATTATACCTATTCTATCTCAAAAGATGGGGAAAAATGCCATTATCTCCTTTTTCTAAAAAATGCCAGCAATTTCTCCTGGCGGAAGTCTGAAGTAGAAAAAGATGCCGATGAAGAGAATGAGAATCGAATTCATCTTTTAAGTAAGTTATGTGCCATAGGTTATATGATAATGGAAGCTAAAGATAATAACGTTTCAAAAGCTGTTGTCGGAATGGACGGAAAACAATCCGAAGTAGGTGATTCCAATGGCCGAAGTGGTAAATCTTTAATTGGGGAACTCATGCGCTGCGCTATTCCCACAGCTTACATACCTGGAAAAAGAAGCGACCTCTTCAATGATCAATTTGTTTGGAATGATGTACTTGAAAATACTAAGCTAGTATTCATTGATGACGTACTGCAGAACTTCAATTTTGAATTTTTATTCCCCAATATTACCGGAGATTGGAGTGTTAACTATAAAGGAGGCAGAAGGATTACTATACCTTTTTCCGCATCTCCCAAAATCTACATTGCCACCAACCATGCAATTCGTGGTAGTGGCTCCAGCTTTACTGATCGACAGTGGCTCCTTGCCTTCTCCGATTATTACAACGATTCACGTAAGCCTATTGATGACTTTGGTACACTCTTTTTCTCCGAATGGGATTTCGACCAATGGAATCTCACTTGGAACTTATTGGCCAACTGCATACAGCTCTATCTTCAGTTTGGAGTCGTGCAAGCTCCAGGAGAACGACTCGAACAACGGAAGCTTCGCCAAGAAATGGGCGAAACCCTCATATCCTGGGCAGACGAATATTTCTCCTCAAATGAACATTTAAATCAGCGTCTTGTCCGGAAGGACTTATATGATGCCTTTTGTACATATGATCCTGCTCAAAGGAAATTCATATCACCGACTGCATTCAAAAAGAAGTTCATTATGTATTGTGACTGGAAAGGCTACATATTCAACCCACATAAATACGACAGTAAAACTGGCAAACCTTTCCAACTGGATAAAGATGGTCGTCCTATCATCGATGATAAAGCTGGAGGAATAGAATATTTTACTGTTGGAACAGGATCCTATACAGGAGATGGGATTCCAGAAGATGATTCTACAAATGAACAAACATTAATAGACTTTTGAGAATATGGAAAAGTTAACAATACAGCAAGTCTGCCTCAAATCAGACAAACTTAAAAAAGAAATCATAAAACGGCTAAAGTGCCAAATAAGAGACTTTGAAGTAGTACAACATGAAAGTGAGATAAGTATACACTGGTACGCTTATTATCCTGATAATCCACATATAGAAATCCCGTATGGTTGGATGATAAGCACAATTGACTGGTCAGAGAAATGGCTACACATGTATGCTTCTCACAGAGATATCTTATGAGTAAAACAGAAAAAGAAATGAATGGAGAACAAATAATACCGCCAATCACCGACCCGTCAGGGCAAAGTTGGAAACAACCGCATAGACGTTACATTGAGTTGGATAAAACTCATGCACTCATGAGCGAACAAACTTTTAAAGGGTTGCCGGAGTATTCTTATACCATACCGACCGGAAAGTATGAGGGTAAAATGTGGCGAGCCAATAAATATGGCAAATGGTATCTTGCATGGTACGGACCAGCCCCAGAACCCGGCTGCTTATCTATCGAATGGAGAGAAATATTAATTGCATAAAACAGAATAGAACTTGAACCTAATGCTGTATAGGTAAGCGTAATGTCTTATGAAAAAGAAAATTTCGTTTAGTTGGATAGAGAAAAATATATCTGATGCAGAACGTGTAGGAGCAATGTATTGCTTCAAAAGATGTGATGTAAACTTTATGTAAATCATGGAATTTGTAGTTACAAAACTGAATTATACAGCCTATGAACTAGATAGGCTGTATAATATAAACTCTGGTGGATGTTGCTATTTTGCATACAGGATTGCTTATTGGCTTGAAAAATACGGGATTGAATATTATTTTATCATACAAGATGATGGACCTATACAAGATTATATTGGAAAACATTACTGTTTGCAAGTACTTCCTAGCAAGTTATACCTGAATAAGTCCCCCCTATATACGCACATTAAAAGCATAAAACGCACATCAAACCAGATTTTAGATTACTACAAGAAATCAAGTTGGAGTGAAAAATATGATGCTTTAAATAATGTCTTTGTGGATAGTTTGATAGATAATATTTTTGAATTTAAAATAAATAAATAACCTCATAACAGAAATGTGCTTTTGTTAAAAGACCAAGTTTTTTTAATGAATAGAACCAACTAGGAACTTGCAATTTCTTGAAGAATATTCAAGAATTGGCGTAAAACAATACAGATATGAAAATGCAGAGTTATAAAGATGTATTAGATGAAGTCATGCCTATCTTCCATAAGAACCCGGATCGATTCATGGGATTTTACCATGCAGTCAATAACATTCTGGCCGCTATTCCTGAAGGTGATAGCATTCGTATTGACGAATATTGCAAGCCGGCATCACGCGATTTATTCATAAAAATAGCGACTATGTATATGATGGAAGAAATGATTCGAAAGAACAGCTTAGAGGGTTTTCTGGAGTTTTCTGATGATTATAATGCAATTCGACATGTGCCGAAAATGGTACCGGCTACAACTAAGCCTCACTTCTACTCTAATCGCAGATGAGTAGATTATCCCAATTTATTACTCTGTAAATATACAAAATTCCGCTTTAACACGCAACATTATGACGATAAAAAAAGAGAATAAAATAATGGTTATCATCGCACCGACTGCAGATGACCGAGAACAACTCATGTCGCGCCTGGCTGTTCGTTTAGGATTTGCAAAAGTACCTTCAGATGGAAAGAAGATCATACGCAAGGACATCTATTCCATTGACCTATCAACTGCATATTTCGTATTATGCAGCAATTACAACTTTCGCGGTTCTATCATCACGACACAGAGACTATATGAGCTTGCAGCAAAAGGGATTTGCGTAGTTGTAGGTGTCAAATCTCTACCTCGTGAATACGAACTGATTTCTCAAGTGTTTTATCCTGATGACTTGCGTTAACATAAGTCGAGACATTTCTGTTATATACGCGATAGTATTATTTCCCGGTGCGCTTCAGCGTACCGGGTTTTCTTTTTTCGCTCCCCTCGCCTCCCCTTCATTCTATCAAAAACGTTTTGGACAAACGTGCATGGGAAGGCGAGAAACGTTGAAAAGGGCATATATATATTATTTTTATTTTTTATTTCTTTCTTAAAAATACCCTATCTAAAAATAGTAGAAAATTTTGTGCTTTCGTGCAAGCCCTGTATTTTCGTTATTTATTACATTAATAATCAAATATTTATACGATGCACGATTTTTGTACGAAACCGTACAATCCGTACAAAAGTGCACAAAATCTTATTTTGTACGGAGCATTATAATTTCGTACTGAAAAGTACAGCATTTTGTACGGAAATAACAAGTTGATATTCAATGGATAATATGAATATTTAAGGAAGTAATGTACTATTGCACAAAAAAATAGTACGCATTCGCAAAGGGGTATTTGAATTAAACACATTTTTTATTGCCAAAGAAGTATTATTCAGTTCTTTTTTGTATATTAGCTCCACACCTAAACCACTATGATTTATATGATTACTACTAAGATTGAAGTTCCCCCACATCTTAAGGAGTATCTGATCGGAAAGTTCTGTAATATGCAGGACTCTCCGATTCATTTCCCAGACAAGACTGATATCTATCACATAATCTATGATCTGCTTGAACGCCGCCCAATCAATATACCGCCTATTGATCAGGGTAATCTTGAGATTTATCTTCCAGAACGCAGTACAGGCAAAAATCCCAAGACCTACAACTATTTAGGAAAACGCTCACAAGTTATTCTTGTTAGAAAAATCGACCGGATGTTGTGGGCAGAAGTACATGATTTCCTGGACGAGCAGAAACACAGCTACGGAATTACATACATTAATGGAATACATAATTTCATGACAATGTATGGGATTGACTCCATCACGGAAGATGCGTTCAAGAAGAACTACTACCGATGGAGAGCTGATATTCGTCGGAAAGAGAAAAAAAGGGGCTATAATCGCCTAAAAAAATAACCTAGCAAGTGTAGTTAAATGTCCCTTTTTTGTTCGAAAAGTGTTCTAAAAATGTGTACTAATTGAAAATCAATAAATTATGAGAGAAATCAACAATATGGGAGGCATATTATTCGCTGATATCCTATACAAAAATGAAATATCCCTATTTGCTGTTCATCAGAATACAGCATGTATCCAAATTATAAAGGGACATGACTGGCATCGTCTCCCTACAGTGGGTATCATTGAATCTCCTACTGTTACCTCGAACGAATCAGCGGCAGGAATTACATATAAACATTCAGCAGCAATTAAACTTCCCCAAACATTGTTTGCTCCTGAAGCAGCAAATGATTTACGTAACAGAATAACAGAAGGGTGTATTTTGCGTTGTCAGGATCCTGCCGGAGACAAATATATATACGGAACCGGCACATATTTACTATTCGGAGAACTAACCAAGGTTATCGGCAAAAAAGTCACTGATTTTACAGGGTATGAACTCAAATTATCAGGGACTTCACAATATCCTCTTTTACAGTATTACAGCCTGTAATCCGTCCTTCCATAGGCTTCTCAATAAATGTATCATTGCACCAAAATAAGTGCAATGAGCCAAAAACGTATTATTCTTTCTGATTCATCACTCAACTGCTACGGCTATCGGGTTCTTACTTCCGGAATGTCAATCGAAGCATTTAAGAAGAACCCTATCATGCTATATATGCATTTCCGCGATGAAGGTTCACCCTATTGGGGGGACTACAAAGCTATCGGCCATTGGGAGGATATACAACTTAACGGTGACGAACTTTCTGCCATTCCTATTTTTGACAAAGTTGATGATTTATCAAAAGAAATTGCCGCAAAATACGAAGCAGGGACTTTCAATGCCGCAAGTGTGGGTATTAAAATCATAGCTACATCAGCAAACAAAGATGTTCTGTTACCTGGTCAAACCAGAGAAACTGTCACTGAATGCGAGTTGAGAGAAGCATCGATTGTAGATATTCCCGCCAACTCCAATGCCGTTCGTCTTTATGACCGTTCCACATCCGTTCTCCTGGCAGCGGGTATGGACACGCATATCGTGCCAGAATTATCCAATCATACATCTAAAAATAAAATGAATCTCAAAGCAACATGGCCGGCTTTTCTCTCTTTTTTCAAAATCAATAAGGAAGATGCAGAAAATACCGAGTTATCAGCAGAAAGATTGGATTCATTACATGGTGAATTCAATCGTTTAAAGAGTGAACACACTTCACTGGTAGAGGCAAAGAAAGACGTAGATGAAAAGTTTGCATCTTCTGTCACAGAAATCAAAACCCTGAAATCAAGCATAGAAAGCAAAGATCAGGAGATTTTGCAACTCAAAAATGAAAGTACCCAGAAGGATGATGAAATCACCCAACTTAAAGAACAGGTAAACAACCTGAAGCAAGTTCCTGCACCCGGATCTAACGGACTCTCTCCGCAGTCAGAACCAGGAGCAAGTGAAACTAAGGATGATTTATCCACCTTCTGCGAAAAAAATCCCGGAGATTATCAGGCCATCACCGAACGTCTGAAGCAAGACGGTCTCCTTTAATTTTAGTAACCACACCCTTAACTATTAAAAATCATGTCTACTCCCAAATTAATAGACGTATCTAAATTAAACCAAGCTCTTGTCACTTATGACAAGGGTCTTCGTGCTCTCCCTTTCGCAACTTTGCAGGAAGTAGCAGCTATACTGGGACTAAATGTCATGGATCTGCAAGGCAAACACGCATTGATCAATGAACGTCGTCGTGCCGGTGGTACCCAGTCTTACAAAATTGGTAAGGATTTCCGCCTTACTGACAAACTGCTTGGCTATGAACCTTCAGTTATCGAACCCAAAGATGTAGTCTGCATCACTAAGGAAAACTCTCAAAAGTATGATGACGGTGAACTACTGATTGTAGGAGGCGAACCGGTTAGCAACATTAACAAAAAACATCCACTGGAAACGCGTGTTGCTTTCACGTTAGTAAAATCACACATTGAAGATGTCGTATATGTACTCTATCATGCCGAACGTGACGAAGACTCTTCCTCACCATCCGGAGCATTTGACGGTCTCTTCACTAAGATCGATATGCTGATTACCGGTGGTGATGTTAACGCAGCTCGCGGCAACTTCGCCCAATCAGGCCTTTTTGTTACCCCGACATCTGACACAGACTATGCAGCATACGAAAATCTAGTTGAATGGATTGGAGGAGCAAATACATACCTGCGTTCATCCAAGTCAGGTATTCCTCAATTACAATGTGCGGAAACAGTATTGAAAGCAGCACGTGCAGCTTTGCGCAACAAACTACGTATGCAGGAATATCCATCCATGCAACGCATGATTGAATTGCTCCGTGAAGATGCAATGTGTCCAGCATTGGAAATCGTATCTCATGAAGCACTTGGACAAGGTTCACGTCTGGTATTACAAAAGAAAGGAAATATGGACGTCGCATTCAACACACAGGCAGCAACCAAATTCTGCCAAATCCGCGATATCTACGAAGATCCGAACGAATGGCAATTCTGGTTACAAACCGGATATGACACTCGTATTCGTGACTGGCATGAAAAGGCCTTCCGCTGTAATGAGCAAAAGAATGAATCACTTGATTTGGCCGGTGATTATTGTAAAACCGGAGCTATTCAAGTGGATATTACCGGAGCCGACAACGGCACTTGGAGCATTCAAGGGAAAGCAGCCAGCCGCACTAATGGACAATGTATTTTGGGACTGGCTCCTGGCAATTATACTATTGAATTCAATGCTGTGGACGGTAAAAACAAACCGGCTAACAAACAAGTAACAGTAGTGGCGGGAGAAGTGGTAACCGCAACCGGAACCTACTCTTAATCTTCAATAACTAAAGAGTGGTCATGTTTGGCCACTCCTATTTATTTATTCTAAACTTTTATACAAATGAAAAAATACATTTATTTGATTCTCTGCGTTTTATTTGTAGCTTTGGTTATTACAGTCCCCGAACTGCATTCGCAGACGTGCCATCTCAATGGAGATACTTTAATCATGATGGCTGCCGGTCCCGCATTCGCTCCATTAAAATGGGAAGTTGGTCAAAACAACATGGGAGGTTATAAGGGAATGTTGCTTTTTGTTCCTTTTAATGCTCCTGAGACAGTGCCAACCGTACCGGATCCATCAAAAGCAACCAGTAACGAAGAATTAATAACGGCAGCCGGATCATTTACGTTTCCAGCTGAAGGAACTTACAAACAACCTATTTACCTATACAGTACCGAAGCAACCGTTGAATATAAAGCAGAACAGCAAGGAGAAGCCGACGGTATCAGTTATAAATGTACGCTCGGTTTCTTTTTCCCTGGCAATACTCCAGGAATGCACGCATTCAATGCACTAATCAAAAACACTCCAGGATATTATATCTTTGAAGATGCAGATGGCAAACAAATGATCTTGGGGCAACCCGGCTTGTATGCAACCACCGCACCATCTTTCAACGGAGGTAAAGCAAGAGCCGATCGTCGTGGTACCACTTACACCGCTACCGTAGACTCCAATTATTCAGCCATCTTCCTACAAACACCAATTGACATGGAAGTCATAGCAGGATTAAAACCCGCACCATCTCCAAGTGAATAATTATGACCAGACAAGAACAATTGACTCAATGGTTAGGCGACCGTCAGCGCAAATACGCTGACGGTATAGTTCTTTTCGAGGCACTCGCAAAGGAACCAGCCAAGAAAAGGTTCTCTGCTTATTTTGCAAAAGCTCCAGAAGCTCCACATATCTTCGATCCACATTTTACACAACTCGTCAATAGTCTCACGAAGATTGACAAGGAAATCAAATTTTCTCCTGCTATCTACCCAGCAGCAATGGAGGAAATAATCGTAGCAAAAACGATGAGTGATGACGAACGGAAAGAAGCGATCGAAAGCAAGAAACTGGAAATGATCAATCTGGAGACAATAGTCACTGATATCCAATCTCGCGTTGACGAACTAGAAAGCGACAATGAAAATCATGCGGAAGAATTAGTCTCCCTTCAAGAACAATTCGAAGAAAAAATGTCCGAACTCACAGAACTACGTGATGAGATCAACGCCTTAAGTACACCAGGCGTTAAAATCATTACCGAAGAGTCACTCAATCCATCCATTCGCAAGGCCTACAATCGTATCAAGGAGATCGCCCCATTATATGCAAGCCTGCATAATGATGTCGCAAATCCGGAACTTCCTGTAGAAGAACGACAACCGATAGCTGAAGAACTATGCAAGCTCGACGACGAACGACGCAAATTATGGAAACAGATTGACTCCTGGGCTGAAGGAAAAGGAAATCTGCAATTAAAAGAAAAGAGACCGGAATTCAGTGAAAACAGCATTGTGCGTGGTATTGAAATAGCCCGTCAAATCAAACGTTTGAAGAACAACATATCCAACAGTAAAGCAGCTGCTGACCGTGCTCAAAAAGATGGAAAACAAACCGTTATGCAAAATGCTTTAGACCGTATTGAGAAGTATCAGACAGAACTTGCCACATTGGAGGCTGAAATAGCACTAACACAAGATGAAAAGATTTCAGGATAACTTTCCACTTGCATTGTGTCCAGATTCTATTGAACCGTTTATGCACAAGGGAGACTGGGCAATACATGAAGTATTGCCCTCTCTTTTATCTGCGATCGGCCCAGCAAAAGTGAAGATCATGACATTCAGTATCTCTGAAGATAGCCTACGCCCTCTTTTTTTTCTCGCTGACGAAAGAAAAATAGAAAGCCTGACACTTCTACTGGATATGACAGTAAAACGTCATAAACTCGATCTATTACTGTTTGCCTCAAATATTAGTCCGTCCATCCGAATTGATTCATGTCATGCCAAACTATTATTAGTCGAGAATAGGCAACATAAATTCGGGATTGCCGGATCTGCAAACCTTAATCAAAACCACCGATGGGAAAATGGTTTCTATTTCACCTCCGGAAAACATTACGAATACTTCTCACAAATGTTTAACCAAGCGTATGAAAATGCCATTCGCTATGATATATTAGAATGATGACCTTATCCGAAGAAGTTCTGCAACAGATAAAAGAAATGTCTTCCGCCCTTTTACCACCGGGGGAAATTGCCATTTTATTGAATATCCCAGTTGACCAACGGGACTTCTTCTGTGATATTTGCAAAAATCATCATAGTTCGCCTATCTATACTGCTTATCACCAGGGAAGACTTCAGACCAAGCTCAACCTCCGGAAAACAGTCATCAAACTAGCTATCGCCGGCAGCCCTGCAGCTGAACCTCTGGCCGATAAATACATGAAAGAACAAAGTATTAATGAATAATGCCAAAGAAAGATCCCACATACGAACGAATTGAACGTGCTTTATTCAAAGACAAAGATGAAGCGACAACTCTCCTTTCACCCAGAGAAATGGAGATTAAGAAACGTATGATGTTGTGCGTAAGCAAAAAAATGGAAGAGCCACTAATTCCAGATACAGAACTGGTTAATTTTCTACTACACGGCTGTGGAGGAAATACGGAACCGGTCTCCCAATCGCAAGCCTACCGTGACATAGGCATGATTAACCGCCTAGTAGGAAACATACAACTTGCAGCCAAAGCCTGGTACCGGTATATGATTGTCGAAGGTGGAAAAAAGGCTTTTAATATGGCAATGGACAAAGAAGATGCAAAGGGAGCTGCAGCTGCATTGGATAAAATAGGCAAATATACACGTTCTGACAAGGAAGATGAAAAATTCGATTACTCGCAACTGGTACCTCCATCCTTTGAACCTTCAGATGATGTCACATTACTGGAGGGGCTCGAACCGATAGAGAATCTTGAAGAAGAACGAATCAGAATGCGCAGTATGTTTAAAGGAATGTTAAACAAGAAAGCAGTGGACACTCATCCCATTGAAGAGGAGGAAGAAGAATGAACACGCAAATCTCTCCTGTTCTATCCGCCTATGAACTAAGAAGAAAGCAGAATGAAGTCGTAGACAAATTCTTTAATAGAATGCAACGACAGGCAATGGCCATCAACGCACATGACGAATATATAGTCGCATCACGTGGTACCGGTAAATCGGAAGGAATTGATGCACGCATCATTCTACGTAATGTGTGGGAAATGCCAGGTTCTTTGGGTGGACTTATCTCTCCCAGCTATGCAAAAGCTTGGGGAAATACACTGCCGGCCATTTGCAAAGCACTTGCCGAATGGGGATACATACAAGGCATTCATTATGTTGTTGGTCACAAAGCTCCGGAAAGCATGGGATTCGGCAAACCAGTACGTCCAATATTAGCTGATGGTTGGAATAATGCTTTCCATTTTTGGAATGGTACCGTCATGGTGATTCTTTCCTTTAACCAGGGAATGTCTGCAAACTCTATGTCACTTGATTGGGTGATAGGCCCTGAAGCAAAGTTCCTCAATTACGAAAAAATAAAGAGCGAAGTAGATCCCGCCAATCGTGGTAACCGGCAATATTTTGGAGACTGTCCTCACCATCACAGCGTCAGTTACTCTACAGATATGCCTACCGCTTCAATGGGGAAATGGATCTTGGATAAGATAGATGAAATGTCGCTGGCACATATCAACCTGATCCGAAACTTATATAAAAAAGTGCAGGAATATAAACGTAAGCCACTGACAGACCATGTGGTGCGCATGATCAAAGAATACCAGCATGATTTAGACTTGGCACGAAAATATCAACCACCTATTAAACCACAACAGGGGAAGACTAAAGAATATACAGTTTTCTATGGTGAATATGACGTGTTTGATAACCTGGAAGTACTCGGAGAAGATTTCATCTGGCAAATGTATCGCAACTCTCCACCTCTTATTTGGCGTACAGCATTTATGAATGAACGTTTATTCCGAGTGCAAAACGGGTTCTATTCAGCTTTAGATGATAATATTCATTTCTACACACCCGCTGATAATGGACGGCTCCGGGATCTTGGCAGTAACTGGAGTAAATTAACAGCTTGCGGCTGTCTAGGCGACGGTGATCTTGACTTCTCTAAAGAACTGCACCTGGCATTCGACTCCAATGCCTCCATATCGACAGCTATTATCGGTCAATTGGATAATCATACTATGCGTGTACTCAAATCTTTTTATGTCAAAACACCAAGCAAACTACAGGATCTAGTCAAAATGATAGCCGATTACTACCGACCAAAACTAAACCGTGATGTAGTGGTCTATTATGACCACACTTTTACTTGGGAATCCGGATCATCAACCGAAACTTACGCAGATATCATCGAACGTGTATTCAAAGAAAACGGATATAAAGTTACAATGGTATATGTCGGCCAAGCTCCTAAACATGAATGGAAACATCTGAATATCGACCTAACCTTGAAAGGAGATCCGCAATTCCTTTGGATCCAAATAAACCTGTATCAAAATGAGTTTTTGAAGATCGCAATGGAACAGACTGGAATTAAACAAGGAAAGAACGGATTTGAAAAAGATAAAACGCCTGAAGGAACACCTGATACCCCCGACAATCCAGACGAATACAAAACACACATTACAGATGCCTTTGATACGTTATGGCTAGGTATGAACTTTTATTTCACTCTACCGGGAACAAGTGCAGGGGGGATATTCTTCCTAAACAATAAATAATATACCATCAGCACTCCCGCCTCTTCGTGATTAAAGGAACGAAAATCAAATAAATAATACCTATTTCCGGGTCCCATTCCGTTTTGCGAGCGTGCGAGCAAAACGGAATGGGTGCCCCTGCACCCTTCCTTTTATAAACATCCTTCATCCGAATAACTATAATAGTTATGATTACAGATTACTAAATGGTCTGCCAAACGAATCTCCATTATTTCAGTTACTTTCTTAATTTTTTCCGTTAACCTATTATCTGTCATGCTCGGCTGATTATTTCCGCTTGGATGATTGTGGGCAACTATTATTTGCGTCGCATTATTCATTATAGCCTGTTTTAGCAATATTCTTACATCTACATACGTTCCATCAATGCCACCACTTGACAACCTTATCTTCTTAATGACTTTAGACCCTTGATTTAGTAATAACAACCAAAATTCCTCAACCTCCAGTTCACCAATCAGAGGGCACATAATTTTATAAACATCCTCACTGGAACGTACTACCTGCTTTTCAAATTTACGTTCCTGTATCCTTTTATACAGTTCCACTGCTGCCAGTGCCACTCTTTTTCTTCCTGGTGTTAACTCCTCAAACAACATTTCCACGGATAAGTCTTCATTATGGCTTAATGCTTCTGTGAATTGAGAAACAGCCCGTTCACTATTCGTAATATTATATATTAGCTCATTGTCACTAAAATGTCTACATTCTCCTGTCATATCAAACAAATTATTCATATTCTTATTTCATTAAAGTACGACCTAAAAAATATCCTCCCAAAACTTCTGCACCCATGTTTTCAAGTGCGCATGAAAATCGCGCATAGCTCGTACCTTGTGTCAGTATGTCATCAAATACAAGAACTTTCTTTCCCTTAAAAAAAGGCTTATCAAATTTGACTATTTCCACATTCTGTATCGTCTTTACTCCTTTATATTCATGAATAGCCAAACGCCCTCCTTCTACAGTTATTGCTTGATAGGCATTCTTACAGCCTGCCAACCTTGCCACTTCTTCCGAGAAATTCTTGTAACGTAGTTCATTCTTATCTGAAGAACTGGCTGGAATACAGGTTAACGTTATATTTTCGCATTCTGCTCCGAACTGTTCCCGTATCTTCTTTGCAATCAATTCTGCTACTTCCAAACTACGTTTCCCGTCTTTAAAGTCCCAAATCATTTTCCGAACTTTCCATTCCCTTTCGTTTGCTTCATACTTGACGGGCAAATAATCAAAGAAACAATACATAAACTTCGACCATTGTCTTTTCCAGCTCTCCGGCATGTTTTTTGTTTTCATAATTCTCTGTGTTAATTGTTAATTTATTCTTGAACTTGAAGTCCGGAGGGTGTGAGCCTTTAACCTCTTTCTCCCTGCCTGGAGCTTTTTTTTATTCCGTCGCTTTCGCTCGGGGTATGTTTCGCCTTTATGCCGCACCAGAAGGTGTTTATTGCAACGACGCCAAGCTTTTAGCTTCAAATACTACCCGTAGGTGTGGAGATTTTAAGATAAACCGGAACGACTTGAGCTTTGCACAGGAAAAGAAACATTTACCTTCGCGGAATAAAGTCGGAAAACATTCCTCGAAAGAGATGCATCTATATATGGCGACAGGCAGAAAAAGGAAAAAGAGACAATAGAATAGAAATACTACTCTGCCCCACCCCAAAATATGAGAAAGGGGCGTATTCCCGGAAAACGGTTCGGAATGATTAAGCAGTTTCAGCTTGTGACAAAAAAACTACTTAATCATTCCGAGCCGTTTTCCGGCATTTTTTTTATCTCATTCAATTCCCATGAATAAAAGTCTAAAAAACTGTCATCCAGCAAAAAAAGGGTTTTAAAGGGGAAAAATTTCCCCTTTATCTGTCGCAAGACCACGCACCGCCCTGAAAAAAAGTTTCGACCTAAAGTTTTTCAATTTCCCTTATATGCTGCACCTTTAAAAATGTAAAGAAAATTCATTTTGCCAAAATCGGCTCTCCTCCCTGTCCTTTATCGCCTGCCATACACCTGATACCTTTGCTTAAAAAGAAGGTCATGAACGATGTCATTACACAAAACCTACTCACATTCTTGCTTGGTGGTGGTCTCTTGTCATCCATCACTGGAGTTATTACTCTCAAATACACCAAGAAGCAAGCAGAAGCCAAAGCTCTTAGTTCCGTACAAGATGTATATCAGGAACTAATCGCTGACCTGCGAGCTGACAAGGAGGCTATGAAAAAAGAGAAAATAGAAAGCGAAACAAAATGGACTACCCGTATAGAAAAACTAGAAAGCAACCAGCTATCCCAAGATAAAAAGATAGCAGAAAATGAAAAAGAAATAGCTGATCTTAAACGATTCAAATGTGTAAACCTAACGTGTAACAACCGTAAACAATGAAACATCATGCACACACTCTCATCTATCTTGCTTGCCTGGCTATTGCCTGGCTACTGTGTAGTTGCCGTAGTACTCTTCAAAACAATCGTAGTACTCAAGAACAAAGCGATCTTTCTATCACAGATTCCGCACTGCGAATTAGAACCGAAGATACCTATTCCCGATTCAACCTCAACCAGGAACAAACGGGTAAAGACTGGAAAGTTAAAGTTAACTTCGACACAACGAAATCAGCAGCCCCATCTACCGGACTACCCCCAATATCGAATATCGAGATTGAAGGGAGCAAGACAACGATCAAAACTTTGCTTCAGAAAGATGACACTACACGTATATCTGATAAACAGGAAACAACGACTGACGTCACATTTCAGCAAAACAAACAATCCGAATCCCAAAAGAATGCCAGCGGTTCTATCGCGGACGGAATTGATGATGGATTCAAGTATGGCTTAATCATTGGTATCCCAATATTACTAATCATTCTCATACTACCTTTTTATGCAAAGTATAGACAAAAGAATCCATCAAAGTAAGATATGGAAACTCATGGAGCGTAGACAAGACGGTAAGCCTATCGAATTCTCCATTGAATTCTGTAAAAAGAGCACAGGCGAACTTGTCACCTACGATCGTGCAGTATTGACCTCATTCCATAGCAGTGGAAGCACTATTAACGTATTACCTGCCGGAGAAGCTACTCCGAAAAAAATCCGCCGATGCCTTATCACCAAATTCAACAATCTCAAAGTATATTTCTAATGAAGCAACAACAACCCTCAATCAATCTTATAATGAAAGGCTATGATACTTATGCCGTCTTAAAAGGTGGAAAGAATGTTATCAAATTCAGTGATAACAGTGATATCGCCACTGATAAGAATCCTACACCTATCGAAGTAGCTCCCAAAGGAGAAAAGAATCCAATCAAATGGATACCACGCGGACGAAATAATCATATGCCTTATGACATCATGAAAAAAATCGGTACCAACGTCACCATAGGCAGCAATATCGAATTCAAGAATAAAGTTGTATTCGGTGACAGCATACTCGTCTATCGGAAATACCGGGACCCTAAAACGAGGAAAATAGTCAAAGAGGAAGTTCTTCCGTACGAGCAGCCGGAAATTTTTGAATTCCTTGAAAACAACAACTTCAATTTTGTCCGTATGGAGCTGGCAAACGATCTGGTTATATTCTATGACGGCTACCTGGAGTATATATTCAACAATGACAATAAATCCCCCAAACTCGTACAAATCAAAGCTAAGGAGTCCACTTGTTCCAGGATCAGTGAAATTGACGAAAAGACTGGTAAAAGCGAATGGCACGGTTATTCTGCAGAATGGCATACCGGTACACCAACAGATTTGATTGCCACTCCTCTGCTCGATCGGCAGACTCCACTACTCGACCTCAAAATGAGAATGGGACTTGCTCCCAATGACAAAAGAGAGAAAATTGTAGGAAAAGAACGGAGATTTATCCATAACCTCCGCATCTCTACACCCGGACGGTTTTATTATAGTCATCCATATTGGTGGAGTGTTTTTGCATCCGGCTGGTATGACTTCTCCAGTGCAATCCCTGTTTTCAAAAAATCATTGATTAAAAATCAAATGGCACTGAGGTACATTGTGTATATTCAAGAGTCTTTTTGGGAAAAGTTATTTGCATCTGAAGGCATAGTCAAAGATGACGAGAAGAAAGCACGCAAAGAAAAGTTCCTGAAGGATATGAATGATTTTCTTGCCGGTGAAGAAAATGCCGGCAAAGGCTTTGTCTCTCACTTTCGCTACGATCGTGTAAAAGGCTTTGAAGAAAAAGACATCATTATTACTCCACTCGAATCTTTCTTCAAAGGTGGTGAGTATATTGAAGACAGCGAAGAGGTCAGCAATATGATGTGTTACGGTATGGGCGTACATCCTTCGATAATCGGATCCGCACCAGGTAAGGGAAAAAGTATCAATGGTACCGAAGCACGGGAGTTATTTATCATAGAACAGGCACTCATGAAGATGTATCAGGATGCAACATTGGAACCTCTCTACTTTGCAAAAGCCATGAATAACTGGCCTAAAGATATTTATTTCTCGGTGACTAATTGTCAACTCACCACGCTGGACCAAGGTACCGGAGCGACAAAGAATACAGGTTTAACCCCAGAAACAGAATAAAATGAACGCACTAATCCCCGACATCGACACCCTCAAAAAGGTAGTAAAGATCAACTCCTCACTGCCTTACGAATCAATCGAACCATATATCGAAGATGCACTGGATATATACATCAAACCGTATATCGGTAAATCAACGATCAGTAAAGCTCATGAAGACAAAGGATCTGACTTATACAACAAACTACTGCGTGCCCTCGGCCCATTAACCCTGATGCTCGCATCTGATGAACTGGGTGTTATGTTCGGTGATGCCGGTATCACAGTAAGTAACGTGCAGGGACAGCGTTCTCCTGCCAGTGACACAAAGATCGCAGCAGCAAAAAAGAATCTCTGTTTTCGCGGAATGCAAGCACTTGACCGGCTAATATCATACCTGGAGGAAAACAAAAAGGATTATCCTAATTATGTTATCGATAATATACCCCGGTTTTGCTTCATTCGTAACGCAGCAGAATTCCAGGATCTCGGTATGGTAGACATTGATTATTCTATCCTATCTTATCGTATCATGTTCCCTACCATTCGTCAACTTCAAGAACACAACATTCGAGAAATGATAACGGATAAAGTCTATGACATACTCAAAGAAGCTCTTTCAGAAAATACCGAAACGCCCAAACAACAAGTACTTATTGACTATATCATCCGCTACTTAGCCAATAAAACTGCCGAATTATATACCTCACAGAAAACAACCGAACAACATGTAGCCGGCAGAACGATCGAATATACTCCCACTATTCGACCAATCTATCAAGACCCGGACGCAAACGGCAATTTTTTTGCAGACCAGGCAACTTATTATTCAGGGAAAATACACACTTATCTGGCCGAAAATGCGGAAGAACTGGGAGTTGAAACAACGTCACAAGCTATTGACTTCAATTCTAAAGAAAAGAAACTATTCACCTCAATATCGTAACACTATGCATACTATACGAATTAATGATGATACATACACACTTCCAGGAAGTTGGGACGAACTCACCCCGAAACAGCTTCTTTATCTAGTCAAACTCACAAAGTCAGATATACCGGTAGAACAAGTTAAGGTATACATGATGCTTTATTGCCTGAAAGCTCATGTATGCCGGCATAAGAAAATATTTAAAGAGTATGTACGTATCAGAATTTGGCAAGAAAGTCCAACAGTCCGCTTCTATGTCCGTCACCATAGCTGTCTTCTTCATCCGGAAGAAGTATCAATGCTTGCCAACTTGTTTGACTTCCTTATTTGTTCGGAAGAAGATAGTTCATTGCCCATGCGCAAATACTATCACCTGACACCGGATCTGACAAGCAACCCATATCCAACCATCCATTGCCGACTTTGGAAATTCATCGGCCCAGAAGATCAGTTGCTTGATATTACCTTTGAACAATTCATGTATCTACAGACCTATCTTGATGCAATGCGTTCAGATCCAACGAAGATTGACCACCTACTAGCCTGCTTGTGGCATCGTAATAAGGTATTCGACATTAATCAATTAGACAAAGATGCAGCCATTCTTCACCATCTTCCTGAAGACAGAAAAATACTCATGTATTGGTATATTTTAGGAAGTCTGTCATGTATGGCCAATTCCTATCCGCGTATTTTTTCAGGAGAGGGAAAGGGTAGTTACGGTCGCGTATTCGACGCACAGCTCCGCCTTCTTGATTCCCTGGCACAGTCCGACATGACTAAAAAGCCGGAAATCCGAAAAGGTCTTTTACTCGATGCCCTGTATTCGATGGACGAATCGATCAGACGTAAAGAGGAAACCGAAGAAAGTCTAAGAAACAGATAAAAGTTTGTTAGTAGCAAACAAATAAACAATAAAAAGTTTGTTAGTAGCAAACTTTTCTATATATTTGCAGTGTCAAACAAACGCGGGTGACGTCCGCATAAGTTCTTTTATATTATGGAACAATTGTTCGAGGCTATCCTAAAGATAGCAAATGCGAATCCTGATGGATTCACGGTTGACCTCACAACCTTAAAAAAGGTCACAAAAGGTATTTCAGTCGCCTATCTTGAGACTCAAGACAGTTTCGGAGAAGAAGGATTGAAAAGAGTTCTTAATCATGCTTTGATGCACGAAAAGAAAGTCGGTGGATGGCTTAACGAAGAAAACAATCAGTTTTATTTCGACTCCATCAGGATTTTCACCAACCTTGAAGAAGCCAAGCAATTCGGGCGTGAAAACAAACAGATTGCTATTTTCGACATCGGGCAAATGAGACTCATCAAATTGTGATCCGGAGGGGCAAAAGCCCCTCCATTACAAAGTATATTGCATTATTAAATACCCGATTATCAAATCGTAAATTGATGAATTATGAAGAATTTAGACTTACTACCTCTCTCTGCCGAGAGTAAAAAGCGAATCGACGAATTCGCAAAGCAGTATCAACGTTATGGACATATATCCATAGAAGTAGTCTCTTACTCCGATAGCCGATTAATCGTTCGCGCAGAGCAAAAAGACTTAGTAAATGACAAGTTCCTTACCAAAAAGGAACTAACCGAACGTGTACGAGAAATGTTTAAGGGAGAAATCCCGGATGATTGGAAGCTGACTGTATCGGCTGTAAACTTTGATCGTAAGGATATCGACAGCATTACCGTCGATTGGATTAAGAAGCGTATGGAAAAGCTTGGCTTAAAAAGCAAGCACTTAAGTAACTATACAGGCATCGACAAATGCACTGTATCATCACTTTTATCTGGTGACAAGGAATTAACTAAATGGCATAAGGTAGCCCTCTACTACTTCTTTAAGTATTATGAAGTAGCCAATTTCTAATCACAAAAATATATTGAGACAGGAAAGCGGAGTAAAAAACTCTGCTTTCTTTTTGCTATATATAGAAAAAATCGTACTTTAGCCATCGCCCAATATCGTTATAAAAACATGAATCCCTTACCATAGTGTAACCAGGCAGCTGGTTCCGGAAATAACACCGGTGGGCGCACTATAGTGAGGGATTCGCCCGTTTAACAATGAGATATACTAATAATATCACCGTTCTATCTTTAAAAGATGGTCCGCGAAATTCTTACTGCTGCAATGCTGATGGTTCTACAGATGACCCTGTTTCACTGCCTGACATCACAAGTGATACTCCTATTCAAACAAATGGTTTAGATACTAGCGATCTGATCAATAAATAGCAAATGCTATTAAAAAGGAAGTGACAGCCACAAAAGAGCCGAATATCAGAAATGCAAGAGAACGTTTAGTATATTCGACTCTTTTTTTATTCATTGCCTCCTGTGCAGTTATCTTTTGCTGAAGTACAACTAGTTCATCACTAACTACTTGTTTCTTTTGATCAATATCTTTCCCTTTAAAATAAGCTATATATTGCGGTATAGTAAACTTATCAGGTTCTTTTCCTGGTGCAAGAAGAGTATGTGGTTTAATGACATGATAAATATAACCAATAGAAATAGATGTAAAAACAACAATAGACAAACATCCGGAAGTCAAAGCTGCATCATCATTTGCACTCAAATGCGTAAGAATATATCCTATTGCAGCTGTTAAAATGCCAAAATAGATAGCAAACAAAGTATATCCCCTTTCAGTTATAAGAGATTCTACACGGACAAGATCATTATGGCGAGCCATAGCTTGTTCATAATACCATTCGATAAGCGATAAATCGATTACTTTTAATTGTTCTGCTGTGAGTCTTTCCATTGTCTATCAAATTTTGAGCTAAAATACATTTTTCTATTGGCATTACAAATATATTACCATTATCTTTGTTGCCGTAACAAATAAAACTATAACCTATGAAATGCAAACTTGAAAAATTAGAAATCCCAGCAGAACAGCCTTTCAAAAATTGTAAACTGGATCGGGAGAAGTATGCTGAAGTCCTTAAAACGATTATCACTACATATGATAAAGGCTTCGTATTAGCAATAAATGGCAAATGGGGAACAGGGAAAACCACATTTGTAGAAATGTGGAAGGCATATCTTGAATTAAATGAATTCAAGACACTGTACTTTAATGCCTGGGGAAATGATTTCATTTCAGACCCTCTTGTCGGATTACTTGGGGAACTAAAAGAAATAAGCCTGAGCACCAAAACTACAACAACTTTCACATCTATATTGACCAGATTAGGGAAAATTACCATTAAAGCTGGCCCCTCAATACTCAAAGCAATGCTAAAAGGGAAAGTAGGTGAAGAAGCCCTTAATATTATATCTGATTTTATTGAAGAAGGCTCTGCAATGCTAAGCAAAGAGATAGACAATTATGAAAATCAAAAAAAAGAATTAAAGTTCTTTCAAAATGAACTCGAAAAATACGTTAATGAAATCTGTGACAAAAAACCATTGATATTTATCATAGATGAACTTGATCGATGCAACCCACATTATGCAGTAAAAACTTTAGAACGAATTAAACATCTTTTCAACATACCTAATATAGTATTTGTCTTATCCATAGATAAGGAACAATTAAGTAACTCTATACGTGGATATTATGGAAGTGATCTAATAGACGCCGATGAATACTTGAAAAGATTTATTGATATTGAATATATATTACCAGCCCCTAATATAGTACAATTCTGTAACTACTTATATGATTATTATGGCTTTGATAGCTATGAAAAGGCGAGAGATTCAAGAGATGGACTAAAGGAGTCTTTTTTAGTTATAGCTAACATTCTATTCATGTATAAAAACCTATCATTAAGACAAATAGAAAAGATTTTCACCCATATTCGTCTATCTCTAAATATGTATAACTATAATCAAATCATATATTCAGATTTAGTATGTTTACTCACATATCTTCGAATTTGTGAACCTGATTCCTATGATAAAATAAGTTATAAGAGCTACTCAATACAGGAACTTATAGATCAAATAGAAACTATAATTCCAAAGCAAATATTTAACGTTGAATTAAATGCAAGTTATTCTCCTAACCGTTATTTTTACTTTACATTAGCTTTATTATTAAGATGTTATGTCTGTAGTTATCAAAATTCCGACAATAATGATAAACTTTTAACAAGAACATCATCTCAATCAAAATTAGAAATCAACTTTAATGTAAAAATTATCAATAAAGAATTATTAGCCGAGGCCTTAGAATGGGTATTCAACAATAATAAAATGATACCATTATCTTACTTTACTAATAAAATTGACTTACTGGAAAATTTCATGATCGTCAACACAGTAGAATAAATTCGTTATAAATTATTTCAATCAATATTAATCACAAATAAGCGGAGCAAAAAACTCTGCTTTATTTTTGTTAATTTTGAAAAACAATTGTACTTTAGTTATTATCAAAATAAACTAACTCGTCAATTCCTTATGTCGTGCACTCGTAAAACCGGGTGGCTGGGTGGTTCCAGTTGGCACACGACATAAGGAATTGATTTTTTTATACTATGGAATCATTAGAAATTCATTTCAAAGGTATTATATTAAGTGATCTATATTGCGACCCTCGTAAAAAACGTATTCAATACGATATATTGGATAAGCTACAAATTAAATTATTACCAGAACAACTTATTAGTTACCGGAAACAATGAATCATGGAGGGACTAATAACTGAAGATTGCCCGGATGAAATAGATTCGCCCGTTGAAATCACTCCTAAAGGTTACAAAATTATTCACTTGCATAGAAGTTACGATGCCTATATTAATTCTATGAAACAGGATGAGGAATTAGGAAAAGAGAGCGAAAGACTGCAAGCTAAATATTTGAAACTAAAAATATACAATACGGTCATAACTATTTTTTGTACCATAATATCATTTATAGCAGGTATCCTACTATCAGGCCCAATAAAACAGCTATGGCAACAGCTATAGATTTATTAAATACCGCGACCCTATATTGATAGTAATCACGAGATAATTCAGACAACTTGCGACGTAGATTTTTAATCTCCTGTTCTTGATCCATATTTGATTTATTTTGAGCTAAAATACAATTTTCTATTGGCATTACAAATATATTACCACTATCTTTGTTGCTGTAACAAATAAAACCACACATGGAAACAAAAAAATTAACAGCTGCCGAAAGCACTCTAGCAGCTATGTCAAAAACAGTGCTAGTGTTAGGTATCATAGGTTCAATCGTAGTTTTCTTCTCGTCATGTATTGCGTGGGAATATTCCAGATACTCCGGAGGTATAGTTGGAGCAGATGGAATCAATTGGTTAGGATTCCCAGCCCTTATCTATTGTGTCATGGGTACCTTGATTGGATGGTCTGTACTTGCTATTCTCGTTGAAATCGCAATCAATACCCGGACAAACAATTCTCAATCTAATTGGAAAAAAGACTTTGCAGTGATGGTAGCTACTGGAGAAAAAGGGAAAGCAAAAGAAATTCTTTATCGTGGCATCATGGAATCAGAGGAGTTTAAGCGGGTATTAACCGGTGGAAACGAAAACTACCATAAAGAATGCATAGACGCTTTAAACAAGAAATACAGTGATCACCTCAAAGCTATCGATGAAGACTCATTTATAAATACTGATGAGAACGAAATATACCAAGCATTCAAATGAAAAGACACACTCTATTTATTGCGGTTATAGCTACAATTTCATGTAATGTCACTGCGCAAAATTCCGATTTACAAAAATGGGCTAATAAAGTTAATAATCAGAAAGTCTATTCTGGTCCTAATAAGGTGGAGACAGGACTAGCCAATCACAAACTAGACCAAGATGCTATATGTGGCTACCTGCCGATTAAAGATGGTAAAGTATATTATTCTGATGTAATTCAAAGTAATGGGACGGCTGATCAATTATACACGAGTGCTCGTTCATGGACTGCTAAAAATTTTGTAAATGCACAGAATGTTATCCAAATGGATGATCCAACATCACATAAAATGATAATAAAAGCATCTTGTCCGGTATCGAAAGATGGTCAATTCTTCTACTATACATTAACGATACAAACTAAAGATGGCAGGTATCGATATGAACTATCTGATTTTCTTATGCAGGGATTTAAAGCAGGTTTAGTTCCTAAAGTTTTCAAAGAACCTTTTGAAATCTATTTTAAAAATTATGATTGTGAGAAAACAATTCATAAGAAAGAACTAACGGTCATCAAACGAAACATAGAAATTTCTATAATTGAAAGTTTGCGTGCCGCAATGTTAAACACACGTTCTGACACCAACGATGATTGGTGAAATAAACATTATTTTGTTTGGCACTCTCAAATATTATCCTCATATTTGTAGTGCCAAATCAAATGATAGATAATCTATCCCGATGAGCAACGGTTAGATGCTCAATACGAAATTGGGCTTTTTTTATGTCCATCAGTTTGCTTCCGATATTAATATTGTTTGCAAATTCATATACGAAATAGTAGAAGTTTATTTATAAACGAATACGGCTGTCTTTCTTCTCGTTGTATTACAGCTCTTCGGGGTTATACTACATTTGGTTTGGCGACTACGGGAAATTGGCAGCCGTTCGTGTACCGTCTAGGTACACGAAAACTTGCCAATAACAGCCAAACCAAATGTAGTATATGAAACAATTAACCCAGGGCACGAACTACGTGCCCTCATTCCGCACAGGAACAGACGTAAACACGCTCCAACAGCGTTACTTCCGTGAATTAAAAAAAGAATGCGCTATCAACTCCGCATCGGACGCCTATTACGTCTCTGCAATAGCCTGCTTCTGCCTGACCTTTATCTTTCCCCCTGCTGTAATTGGCGCAGTTCTCTGTGTCTATCGAGCAAAGAAGTGTCAGAAAGGGGGTGAATCATGATGTTCTTTATTCACCATGTGCAAACATATAAGAACGTAAATCGTAAGGGTCAGGAAATGTGTGAATTTGCCCAGGCATACGACCGTATTCTAGTACAAGATGAATGTGCTATGGATTCCCTAAAATGCGAATTCGAAGAAGTTGTCAAGGAACTGAATGAGAAATACCCTAATCAAAAAAAACTCAAATTCAATGGGCATAATGGAGACTCCTCCGGTGGACAATGGAGTATAAAACTAGGAGACGATGATAGCAATCCTGTATGTTATATCTCATACAGTAAAGTACGCGGTCATTATTCTTTTGGAGAAGGATCTCACCTACTGGAACAGAAAGGAGACCAGCCATGATACCAACAGAAATCAATGGCATCATCCTCACCGATGATTGTATCTCATCAATCAAAACTATCCAGGAAGGAGAACACTCTTGGATGGAAGCAACACTGGAAAAAGCAATTGACTTAGCTCTTGACATTGATTCTCCGGACATAGATTCTGTCAATCGACTAACACTTATTTCTGAAATCAGAATAATAAAAAAGCATATTCAATCAATAAGCAGTATTCAACACCCTAAAAAATAACATTATGAATAGACATGAAGCCTTACGGTTAGTAAACAAATTACTGGATCCGGAAACACCAATGGACGAAAAGCAGCGTGCAGCCGCACAACTTTCTGAATTAATTCGTATCTTGCTTCCAGAATCAGACGAAGAACAAAAATGATCTTAACGATAATAACTATATCCGGAATAGTACTTCTGTGCCTGGCATTCTTTAAAGCCTCGCGCTCAATCCTTGCAAAAGTATTTTGGCTTCTGCTCATGCTTACTTTGTTAGCACTATTCCTGTTCTTATAACCTATCGTTTTGTCCTTTATAGCCCGCCCGCAGCGGGCTATTTTTGTCTCCATAACCTAAACATTATACAGTTATGGAGTATGACCATTTCGCTTATGGTGAAGCCTTAGCTTCGGCACTCAAAGCCATTTCACACACATCTCAAAAGAAAAGGTTCTTCACAGCATTCGGACTGGAGGACCTGATCAGCCTCGATGACAGTTTATCCTCCATCAATGGAACCATCCTTATCGCCGTTGATGGTTGCGAGTCTGAATCCGAAGACAACGAAGCTGATTCACTCAATGACAAACAAGTCTACTCATTCATCGTGGCCAGAAACACAATTTCCGGAAATCCGGAAACAATTAATCAGGCAGCCAAACAATGCAAGAGTATATGTAAACAGATCCGGAATAAATTGCTGAAAGACATTAAATATGTAGACCGCAATACTCAAATTAACGGTATCGGCCCGATCGGTGATAACTTCTATGGCACCGTGCTTACCTTCTTTGTTAATGTTCCGGAAGAATTCATCGTCGATCCAAACTACTTTTTGTAATGGGATTCTATAAACGAATGTCAGACAAGCAGTCGGAAATAAAACGCTATAATGCAGCCCGACGAAAAGCGGATAAGTTATCTTCTACTCCGACTTCCCGACTAATCCGAATGGAAACCATCTCGGAGATAGAACGCTATAACATCGCCCAGGATGCCGACCGACTCACCGCATTCAACAAAGAGGTAGAACAATGGCAGGATGCTGTCAGTAAACAACTCAAAGCCACCATTTCATCCCGTAGTTTACGTATTGCTCGTGAACTACAACCTAAAGCCTATACTGACAAATACGGATTAATCAACCGACTTGGTTTCTCTTTTCCTCGTCATGGTGTCTATATCCACAAAGGTGCCGGACGCGGGCAAGGTGGTCTTATCGGAAGTAAATGGAGCTATCTGAAGAGAATCAACGGAATGGAAATCAATACGAGTATCATCCGACATACTAATCCCGCTTCACTTGGCAAACAGAATGAAGGTAACCGGCAGGCTTACCATTGGTTCGATCCGGTCATCAAAAACCGTCTTCCGGAACTTGCCGATATCTGTATGCGCTATTTTGACACTATGCTTATCGACGCAACCAAAATATACATTGAAAAGTAAAGCCATATGAACGACCTAAACCGAAGTATTAAAATATTTATTGATGGAACTGAAGCATCAGCCGGCGTCAAGAAGATAGAAGATGCCATCTCCCAGCTAAAGAATAAAATATCTTCTCTTGATAAATCAGAATCAGGATATGCCAGAAAATCCAAAACTCTGCAAAAAGAACTGGAGAATAAGTATAAAACTCTCAATACTTATAAGCAAAAAGTAGCCGAGACCGACCGAATCCTGAAGAATCTCTCCGGTGCCACCTATGATGAACTATTATCTGTCAGCCAAAAAGTCCGTAAAGAACTCCGTGCAGCCATACCCGGTACTGAACAATACAATGCAGCCCTGGAGCAAAATAGGCGCGTCACTGAAGCAGTAGCCAGGGCACAAAAAAATATGCGTGTAGAAGTTGGTTGTCAAGCTAGTCCAATAGGAAAAGCCGTGGAACTGTTTAATAAATATGCAGCTGTTGTCACCACCGTCATAGCAGCTGTGACAGGCTTAACACTAAAGCTGAACCAACTTCGTGAAAAACGCAATGAACGTGAAGATGCCAAAGCCGATGTCGAAGCATTAACAGGACTTTCCAAAGACGACATTAATTGGCTGGAACAAGAAGCAATCCGGCTTTCCACTACAATTAGTGATTCCGGTATCCGGATCCGACAATCAGCAACCGAAATTCTTGATGCTTATAAATTGGTCGGTTCTGCTAAACCGGAGTTACTATCTAACAAGGAAGCACTAGCCGCAGTAACAGAACAAACACTCATCTTAGCATCTGCTTCAGGGATGACACTGAAAGACGCAGTGGATGCCGTAACTCTCTCTCTCAATCAATATGGAGATGGTGCTGATCAGGCAGCCCGTTATGCGAATGTCATGGCAGCCGGTTCTAAATATGGATCTGCTGCAGTTGAATCAGTTACTAATGCAATAACCAAATCCGGTGTTGCCGCTTCATCCGCTAACATCCCCATTGAACAGTTAGTCGGAACTATTGAAACTTTAGCAGAGAAAGGTATCAAAGATGAAATAGCCGGTACCGGTCTAAAGAAATTCTTTCTTACTCTTCAAACCGGAGCTAACGATACGAATCCTAAAATCGTAGGACTGGAGACTGCACTGGATAACCTGCAGAAAAAACAATTGTCTGCAGCACAAATCAAAAAAATGTTTGGTGAAGAGGGGTATAACGTCGCTTCTGTTCTGATCAACGAAACTGAAAAAGTCAAATACTACACCCAGGCAGTCACCGACACCAGTGTCGCCATGGAACAGGCAGCTACCAAATCCGATACGGCAGCCACCAAACTCGCACAAGCGAAAAACAAAATGAATGAGATGGGAATGGAGTTAATGGAAAAACTCAATCCTTCAATTATTAGTGCAGTAAACGATACAGTAAACTGGACCAGAAAAATTATAGACCTGATTGGGTTTATGGTCAAACATTCGGGTATAATCATCACTCTAACAACTGCCATTACAACTTACTACCTAGCTGTAAAGGCTACTGAATTTTACGAGACAAAGCTCAAAAATGCAAAACTATTAAGTATTGCAACCGACAAAATAGCGGAGACATGGAGTAAGATCAGGTTAGCCTCAATTCTAGCTTTATCTGCAGCCAAATATGCATTAGCCGGCAACACAACGATGGCCACAGCCGCCATGCAGCGACTCAATGCCACAATGAAAGGAAATATGATAGGAATCATTATTTCATTATTGGCCACAGCAGCTATGGCAATCTATCAATTCACTAAACGATCCAAAGAAGCAACGGAGGCACAAGAAAAATTCCAAAGCGAGTTACTTAAAGAGCAACGTTCGCTCAATAATTTGTTTGATGCTCTTAAAAGAGCAGGAGAAGGCACAGAGAACCGCCGCCGGCTGATTAAAGCTGTTAATGAAACCTATGGCCAGTATCTTCCACATCTTATCACCGAGAAAAGCTCACTTGATGAGATTAATGATGCCTATAAACGAATAAACGGTTCTTTACAAACACAAATAGCTCTCAAGGTACAAAATGAGGCTACTGATAAAATCGTTACTAGTGCCGTAAAAGAACAGGCAACAGCACTTGAGGGTATCCGTAGCAGAGTAGCCAGTTCACTCGGAAACGGACAGCTTACTAATATTGTAATTGACGATCTGAAACAAACAACCTCGGAATTCCAAAAAGCTGGCATGAAATGGCAACAGGCTTGGGGACAAGCCTATCACAACATCAGTCGCAAGTATTTCAAAGGGCAAGCACTTAGCGATGAAATGGGAGAATATATAGAAGACTATATTAAAAGTGTATATGATATGGAAAAAAAGATTGCTCAAACCGAAGCTAAATTCCGCCCTTTTCTAAACCGTATCAATAATAATCTTCTCCCTGAAACTGTTGTTACCGGAGATAAACCGGAAGGAAATAAGACAAGCGAGGATGAAAAAGAATCCGAAAAGAAGCGAAAAAAACAACTTGAAGAAGAAAAAAAACTATATACCCAAAAGCAAGCCATACTGAAAGAAATGTTTCTGGAGGGTAATGATGAAACTCTGAAGACAGAAAAGCAATTTCAGAAAGAAATGGAATGTCTGCAGATGGAATACCTGGAACGGTCCCTTAAAGTTGCTGGATCCAAATCCAAGGAAGGTGCCGAAATCCAAAATCAGATTAATGATCTGAAGTTAAAAATGCAGAAAGACCACACTCAACAGCTACTTGACGAAGAAACAACTCAATATGAAAAGCAACAACAGGATTTAAAAGAACTGTATGCCTCCGGCAAAGATGAGAATCTAAGCTCCGAAACAGCCTATAATGATGCTATGGAACAACTTACCATCATGCATCTTGAACGAATGCTTTCCATTGCCGGTTTAAACGCCGAACAACGAAAACAAGTTGAGAAACAACTTCTTGATTTCAAAATAAAATGCATGAAGGAAGAACAGACCTCACATGCCAAAGCAAAAGATGCTGAACAAAAGAAGACAGCAGCACAAACCAAGAAAGAACAACAACAATATCAGGAACGTCTGCAAACATACAAACAGTATGGTTCAGCACTTGGTTCAGCAATGGGGAACATTATCTCCGGACAAGAAAATGCAATGCAGGGTTTTGCAGACACAATGATTGATATCGTATTCGATATACTGGGAAAGATCATCGAAGCCGAAATTATAAAAGCTACAGCCACTGCCACCGGTGCCGTGGCCAGATCTACAGCTGAAGCAATGGCTATGCCGGATTCCGTTGCATCATTCGGAGCTTCCGGTGCAGCTCGTGCAGCCATTCTCACCGGCTTGATTATGGCAGCACTTGCAACTGCAAAAAGTGCTCTGAAAGGAATGGTTAGCGGCAAACACTCGTCCGGATCTTCCGACTCCGACACGTCTTCGACCGACGCTCCCAAACGAGCAACCGTCAGCGTATCCCAATGGGCATCCGGCCGGTATGATGTCATCGGGAAAGATGACGGCAAGAACTATCAGGACATACCTTATATTGGGGCTGCACAAACCGGAATCGTTCGACACACTTCTCTAGTTTCAGAGAATGGTGCAGAATTAATCATTAACGCCGAGGACTTATCACGGTTACAAAAACATATAAATTATCCTTTGGTACTAAATGCGATTGAAGATGCCCGTAAAGGTCATGTGCCCCAACGAGCTTCAGGTAATTACGCAGCAATAGATACTCCTGTCCGAAATAACCAGGAAATTCCTGAAACTGATACATCAGCAACCGAACTAGAAAAACTCATAAAAGAAATCGGGATGCTGATTAATACCCTCAAGAATCTAAAAGCATACGTATCCCTACGAGATATACGAAATGCTGAAGAACTAGATGAAAAATCCAAGAAACCATTTACCCGCTCAACCAAATAAGAATTATTATGGCACTAAGAATATCAAACACATCCGGTACTTTTGATCTGCCGAAAGACTTCAGTACAGAAATAGAAGACAGCTCTCCCATTTACAACGAACGGGGATCCCAATCTATTGCCGCTACCATACCTGGTACCAGAAATAATCTACGTCTCAACAATTACATTAACAGAACTGATATTGACAGCGCCCCTATTGCTGATGAACGCGTGACCATCAGTGACGGAGTTTACCATCGAGTGGGTAAAATGAATACGACAAAAGCTTCAGAGAATGATGGAATAACTTTTAATGTAGGGTTTGGAGAATCTGAATTATACAGTATATGGGAAGATGTTTCTTTGCAGTCCATCACCCTTCCTGTTATTCGTCCTGAAGGAGGAGTCTCGGAATTACTACCTTATATTATAGAGAATAGTCAAAAGGATGATTCTCCTTTCTGTCTGTTTCCTGTGGCTGTATCTTGCAATCGTAAGAAAGATAATGATACAGTTACAGATTATGCAGAATATATAAATAATTATCGTGATGGATATTGGTGGAAAGCACGGACGGAAACTTTTTTCATCAATGGAGAACCCGTGGAAGTATCGCTTCCTGAAGGATATGGAATAGTTCCTTTTATAAAAGTCAGCTATATATTAGAAGCTATATTCTCAACCTACGGATATACTGTCACAGAGAACCCATTTACTAACCACCACCAGCTCGGTCAATTGGTTGTTCTTAATAATGCAGCCGACTGCTGTGTAAAAGGAGAACTAAAATATGCTGATCTCATGCCTGACTGCACAATCAATGAATTCATGCAAGCCTTATGGTGCCGTTTTGGATTACTTTACTTTGTAGATGGAAATACCCGTAAGGTCAGACTTAAATTCATTCGTGATATCCTTAATTCCAAAACTACTTCTGATTGGACGCTACAAAAAGCGTCCAAACCAATTATCAATTTTGAAGCCCCACAGCAATTAAAATTATCAGCTGCAACAAACGTACGGGGGGAAGATCCAAGATGGACGGCAGCTCCTGCCGCTGATTCACTGGATAAATTCTTAAAGCCATATCATTATATTGTTACCACTAAAGCAAATGGATATCTCACTTATTCTACAGAGAGCGGATTATACTATAAAACAGATAACATAACCGGACGTTCAGAATTAGTGTCAACGGATTTCTTCCCCTGGGATCGTGGAGCTGATATGGCATATAAAGAGATTACCTCTATTGATGAATTTTTGCCTTCCGCAACGGAGCGTTTTAAAGGAAACATATATAAATATATACGAGTTCCTTACTATCTGTTCGGTAAAGTACATCGATACACTACAATTTCTAGTTCCGATGTTGAATTATCAGAAAACTTAAACTACCAAACCCCTTTGGCATTTTGCTTTTCTTTCTTCGATACAAGAGACCGAGTTACTTATGGTTCACAAATTTGTCTGGATATTTTCGGAGAACCGGTATTAAACAAACAAAATGGAAAAGCCTGCGAAATTTCTCTTTTATTTGTTGGCAAATATGGACTGTTCAATCATTTCTGGAAGGAATATGACGCTATTCTTCGCCACGCCAATCATCTCATAGAAACGGATATGCATCTATCGGCTCAACAATGTATGAATCCAGATTTCTCCTCTCCTATTTTACTTGATGGTCAACGAATGTTGCCTGATACCATACGTTATACGTTACCCAAAAGTTCTTCATTCCCGGCAACAGTCAAATTGCGTACAACCAAATTACTCAAACCATATAATCTGAAAGAAGAACAAACCGTCCCCATCGTCGATCAAAAATATAAGTGGGCGTTATTTGATAACAAGAATTCAGTTGTAGAAGCTGCCGTAAAACCACAAAAAGATGCCTGGAGAGACGAAGCGAATAGAGATGGGAATAGCTTATATGACCTACAATATAAGAATGTTTCTACTGATACAGTGGATATTAAAGTCCCTCTTTCAGTACCTACTGAAGAAGATTACAATAATAAAAAGGAGTATTTTATAAGGAAAGTCAATTATAGTTTCGATCTATATTACCGGATTAGGTATTACCTCGGTACAACGCCCGATGGACACCTCCATTATGAGATTAGTAATTCGAGAGGAGGAGTACATTATGACCTGCAATATGACCAATCATTGCGTGCAGAGTTATTATAAAATGTCCTTTATATCCCGCAATATAACATACAATTTTGCAATATGAATACATCAGAAACAGTAATATCAACTATTCAATCAAATGATATTGAAAAGATGCTCATCACTTATCAGGAATATATGAAAAATGCATCTATTACGTTTGATGACCTCTTTCTTTTTCTCTCTCACCCAACCGCTGATAGAGAAGAATTCCTGTATGACTATTGTACCTGTAATTATCTGGTACAAGAACAAATTATCTCACCTAATTATCTAGTAAAATGAGTTTGACTGCAAACATATCGCCCGCCAATATGGCATTGACCGGCAATCCAATCAAGTTGTCGATCAACAGCAGTTCTCTGGCAACTTATACCATTTTAGTAGGAGAACAAACAATATTCACCGGCAGCGGAGAAGGCAACTTCTTTGTTTTTATTCAGGATATACTTGCTGATATAGTACAACCGGCCCAATTATATAATGAATCGGAAGAAGTTCTGCTACAGGCAGAAGGTTGTTCTCGTAATGTTACTATCAATGTTTCCAATAGTGAAAAAAATAATCTAACGATCTCCCTGAAAGTATTTATTGGCGGAGTAAGCAAAAGAATGTTACGTCATCTCAATGATGAAAATAAGAATGTGTTTATCTGGAAATTGATGAATCCGGACGGTAATTTCTTCCAAACAACCCGTACTTCCGAAAGACTTATTACAATCCGGGAAACGGAACTACTTCCGCTCTCCTTCATCTATCCTGATGGTGGTATACTAAGAGTAATTGCAAACGGAATGGAGACCGCCCTAATCGGAGTAGCCGGACAACCGGTTGCACTCAACTTATATCGTCTTCGGAAGCAACTTTTCGATACTCACCATATTCTTGCCTCCATATTTGATATCTATGTAGGAGAAACTAAATCCTGCACGATCGTAATTACTCCCGGAACAATAAGTAGAGAAAGGTATCTCTTACAATTTCTTAATTCATACGGTTCTTATGAGCTGATCGAAATTACCGGCATTGGAAGTATTAAGCGTGAAGCAGAAAAAGAAAATGCATTCAATAAGTATGATGAAGTCATAGATGATTATGTTGAATCCTGGGAAAGGTTATCCGGACGCGAATCTATGACTGTAGAATCCGGATATCGCACAAATGACGAACTGATACATTTGATTGATCTGTTATCTTCTGACGACATAAAACTCCTTGGACTGGATGGACGAAATATCAGAGTAAATATAACAGCGGAAAATCTTACCAGAGCATCCCGTGCAACCGTTCCGGAGAGTATAAAGTTATCTCTACGTTTTGCGGATTCAGAACAGCGTTATACCGGTTCATTCACTGATGATGATTTAGGATCACCGCGAATACATACCGAACAATTCACTAAACAATTCAATTGATATGTCAACACAACAGGATCTCATAGATCAACTGATAGACTACATTGACAAAGCTATTTTGAAGAACAGTGTCTCCAACCGACATGTCGCAACAGTACTATCTTTCCTAAATGAAAAACTGAAAGATTTTGCTGAAGGAGATACTTTTTTGCGTCGTAAGCAACCAGACAGCACCCTCTTCTTATTGCAGTTGCTAGGAGGACTTGAAGTTGAGAAAGGAGTAAAAGCTGATAATATAAAGGTGCTAAATGAACTTCTTGCCAATACCGCCTCTTTCACTGGAAACATTTCTACTTCAGGAGATATTTCTTCTTCAGACTATGCCTGCAAAATGTTGGGATGGTTAATATCGGCTATCGGAGATGCAGAGTTTAACTCTGTACACATACGCGGATTCCTGGAATCAGATGAATTTAGATATAATCGTATCTCGGTAGTTAGTGGAGAAACTTGGAATGCACCTGGCGGGGGCATCATAGAGGAAGTAGATCCACTGGAGAGAATTATCTATTTGAAATTAGAGCCCGGAGAACTTGCAGAAATAGAGATTGATGACATCTGCAAAGGAAAATTCAATGATTCGGTCACTGGTTTTCATACCTCTTATTTCCGAATTTCTGAAAAAATTGATGAAAAGACTTTTAAATACATACTTCGTAGCGGAACTATACTTCCACCACAAAAGACCATGCACTTCGTCGCGTATGGAAACTTCACGAACGAAGAGCGACAAAGATCGAGCTATTCGACGCAAAGCTATGTCCGCTATCTGACAGGTGTTAATAATTGGGAGATTACTAAGGAAATGATCGCTATGCAGTTGGGCGACCTGTCTAACTTAAAACTGTTTGATATTGATATGACCGGACATTCAGCCTATCTCCGTAATGTATATATGACCGGAGTTATCAAACAGATTTCCGATGATGGAGTAACAGAAAGCCGCGTCCCCTGTTTTAAGGGAGAGTGGAAAGCCGGAGCTTATTATTACTATGACGAAGTAACTCACAACGGATCGTCATGGTTATGTATTTCAGATAAGCCTACAACGCAAGAACCGGAGGAAGGTGCTACAGACTGGCTTGAAAAGTCAGCAGCAGGCAAAGATGCGATAATAGTTAATATAATGAGTTCTAACGGGAATATATTTCAGAACGGTTCTGTAGCTACCACTTTAACCGCTTACGTGATAAAAGGAGATACAGATATAACAGATAGCGTTCCGTCTTCTCGCTTTTCGTGGGAGAAGGAAAGTGATAATTCGGATACCGATAAAATATTCAATGAGACGCATGTCGGGCACGGGCATGTACTTACACTTACCCCAGATGATGTTTGGGGACGTGCTACATTTAATTGTATTGTTTCACTATAAAAAATAAATTTATGGAATTTACAACACCATGTTTTATAAGAAAGAATACTAAGGAACTTCGAAAGAAGTTGGAGGTATTGGGGTATAAAGAATCTATCGGAAAGGAAGGTCCTTTTCTTTTCACGTCATGCAATAGCTTTGACTGTATGCACTCCGATTCCGGATTGAATGATTTAGTCAATAATGGACTTATTGATTGCGATGGAAATGAAGAGCTTTTTCTTGCTATTGCTGCACTTCGTGATGATATTGACAGAGGACAATGGTTCGTTTTGGATTATGACAATATTTGGGAGGCAGTTGGCTGTTATCAATACAAAGGTGATTTTAAACTGTGTGATTATAGAGATAAATGGTATGGAGCGACCGATATTCCTACTGCTCATAAGGCTACGGTGAAAGAACTTATTGAACATTTTAATGCCCTACCTTTAAAGAAGTGAATTAATTTAGTTTTAAATGTGACAAGTAAAATAGTTATAACAATTTAATAATCAAAATTATGCCAATCGCAAGAGGTCAAATTACCATCGTCGATTTGAACGACGCAAAATCAATGAACATGTATCTAGGCTCTAATCAGCCTTTAACGCAAATCTTTAACAAGGAAAACAGCACCTATGTACCGAACTATACGGCTTCTCCTTTCCTTGTCATTACCCCTGAAATGTATGTATCCGGAACGACAACAAACGTAATCAGTCGTTTAAAAGCTGCTCCTACCTATACAGTGAATGGAGGTGCAATCACTGCATTCGGTGGTACTGTTGCCGCTACTGCGCCGTATGCGTTGACGCTTAAGAACAATATGACATCTGTATCGCAGATGAAGGTTGAATGCTCCGGTATTTACGTTGATCCGGATACGAAGTTAGAAACTCCTGTCAAAGCAGTCATCAACTACACTAAAACTGAAAATGCCGGGCAGCTTATTTGTGCTATTGCGTATGCTCCTGCTGGTAATGTTTTCAAAAACGATCAGTCTTCAACTTTAAAAGCGCATTGTGACATGTGGCGAGGTAGTAGTATTGATGCTGATAAGGTTGCATATCAATGGTTTAAATTGAAATCTGATGGTACCTGGGAATCTTTGGCAGCTTCCAACTCATACGGTATTACGGGTACAACAACTAATGAGATCACCATCCCGGCAAGTGCTGTCTTAAATTTCGAGTCTTTCAAATGTGAGATCAAGGATACCGATACAGCATCCGGAACCTACAACACAACAGTGAGCGATATTATTTCGTTCTCCGATCTTTCCGATCCGTATATAGTGGAAGTCTCCTCTACAACGGGGGATAAGTTAGTAAATGGCCAAGGAAGTACGACTATCAATGCCAAAGTATGGCAAAATGGGGAAGCATTCACCGACAGTGCTGCTGATACCAAATTTGTATTTTCTTGGAAGAAGTACAATAAGGATGGTACACAAGATACGGCTTGGGGAACTTCCGGTGTAAAGACTGGAAAGACCATTACCGTCACTGCTGCCGAAGTCGATGTAAAAGCGACGTTTGTAGTTGAATTATCACTAAAATAATAGTATGATAGTAGCAAGAGGACAAATAACGATTAGCGTAACGAAGGACGGGCAATATCCCGCGCAGGAGTTCGCAAAGTCTACATCTGGCACGGTTGCGCCTACAAGTGGGTGGAGTAAAACTCCGCCCGCCTGTGGTACAAACGAATATTTGTGGATGCGCACGGGTATTGTTATCCCTCCGGCTACGTCTCCCGTTTCATGGACTACTGTTCGTATTGGTGCAATAGATGGGGCAACTGGGGCTAAAGGTGACAAAGGTGAAACGGGACCGACAGGATCGCAGGGTATTCCCGGCACGTCACAATTCTTTCATGTGAAGTATTCCGCTAATGCGAACGGCAATCCTATGAGTGATACCCCTAATACCTACATCGGTACAGCAGTTACAACAAGTGCGGCCGCTCCGACCGGATATACTTCATATAAGTGGGTACAGTTGAAAGGCTCGCAAGGTCCTAAAGGAGAACAAGGTATTGCCGGACCAACCGGAGCCAACGGACAAACTTCCTACTTACACATCAAGTACTCGGACAACGGTACGACGTTTACCGCTAACAACGGTGAGACGCCGGGCGCATACATCGGACAATACACTGACTTCACGGCGGCAGACAGCAATACGTTTTCCGCATATACCTGGACGAAAGTCAAGGGCGACAAAGGCGACAAGGGTGATACAGGTGCAACTGGGGCAAAAGGCGACAAAGGTGATACAGGACCGACCGGATCGCAAGGTATTCCCGGCACATCACAGTATTTTCACGTAAAGTACTCCGCTAATGCGAACGGTAATCCGATGTCTGACACTCCGAACACTTATATCGGTACAGCGGTAACAACAAGCGCGACCGCTCCAACCGGATATACTTCATATAAGTGGGTACAGTTGAAAGGCTCGCAAGGTCCTAAAGGAGAACAAGGTATTGCCGGACCAACCGGAGCCAACGGACAAACTTCCTACTTACACATCAAGTACTCGGACAACGGTACGACGTTTACCGCTAACAACGGTGAGACGCCGGGCGCATATATCGGACAATACACTGACTTCACGGCGGCAGACAGCAATACGTTTTCCGCTTATACCTGGACGAAAGTCAAGGGCGACAAAGGAGATAAAGGCGACAAGGGTGATACAGGTGCAACCGGGGCAAAAGGTGACAAAGGTGATACAGGACCGACCGGATCGCAAGGTATTCCCGGCACATCACAGTATTTTCACGTAAAGTACTCCGCTAATGCGAACGGTAATCCGATGTCTGACACTCCGAACACTTATATCGGTACAGCGGTAACAACAAGCGCGACCGCTCCAACCGGATATACTTCATATAAGTGGGTACAGTTGAAAGGCTCGCAAGGTCCTAAAGGAGAACAAGGTATTGCCGGACCAACCGGAGCCAACGGACAAACTTCCTACTTACACATCAAGTACTCGGACAACGGTACGACGTTTACCGCTAACAACGGTGAGACGCCGGGCGCATATATCGGACAATACACTGACTTTACGGCGGCAGACAGCAATACGTTTTCCGCTTATACCTGGACGAAGGTTAAGGGCGACAAAGGTGATAAGGGAGATACGGGTGCAACTGGAGCAACCGGGCTTCCCGGTGCTCTAATCCGTCCGCGCGGCGAGTGGAAAGCAAATACTAACTATGTTAACAACACGCAGTATCGAGATACTATCATCTACAACGGTAATACTTATTCGTGTCGTGCGGATCATAATTCCGGTTCTTCTTTCGATGTAACGAAATGGACTTTGTTTAACGAATTTATAAATGTCGCTACGCATTTATTAGTAGCTCAAAATGCAACGATCGATATACTCGGTACGTCTGGTCTGTTTATCGGTAATCAAGCAAAAACGCAAGGTTGGTTAATGACAGGCGGTTCGATTAAGCACAATGTAACCGGGCTTGAACTAACAGCAGACGGGAAATTATCACTCCCTAAAACAGGTGCGATATTAGTTGGGGGTAAGACGTTTATCAGTGATGGAAAGATCGTAGCTGATTTTATTGATGTTGATAAATTAGCAGTTACTAACTTAGCAGCAATAAAAGGCACGATTGCAGGGTTTGAGATTGCGAATAATCGTATCGGAGTTGCAGATAGCGACAAAGGAGGTGTGTATTCCGGGTTATCTCTTAACAGAGATTTTATTAAGTTTTCCGAGTCGGATACATGGGTAGGCATAGGCACTAATGTGTTTCCATCGTCAACCGGAATGAAGTGTCTGGCACGATGCGAATATACAGGAAGTGTAAATTCGGGTATAGCTTTATACGCAAAATTTAGACCTAAAGAAGCTTCTAGCTGGTATACACAACGTGCTATTCAATATGACGGGAATGTTTTTGGAATAGGTCGGCGCGCTATTTTTGAAGATGGTTATGTTGGAGCAGCCTACACGGATATAATAACAAGTAATATAGCGAATACTCATACTTATGTATTTACCTCGATCTCGTCCACATTAGTAGCGATTAATCTTCCGGGACGTGCTCAACTAGAGAAGCTCGGAATTTCTAATAACACTTTCTTCGAGTTGCGGATAATGGTTACCTGGGAACCCGGTTCTAATAAATGGCTAAGAATTAAAGGCTGTGCAGATGGTCGCCTGTTGATGGGTGTCAATGTTGCAAATGTGAATCTATGGGGAGATGGTTGTGCTGATATTTCAGGTGGGAATATGTTTAGAATAAGATATATGAATAGTCACTATTACCTATAATTACAATAATGAAAATAGACTTTAGAAATATTCAAGTAAAAGACATCGAAGGGAATAACAGTACCGTCGATATTGCAAAAATGTTAGGCAATACGATCTATCAGAAAACCGCCGATTTAGGCGAGTTGGAACTAGCTCAACAAATCTACAAGAACGGTGAAGTAGAAGTATCTCCCGAACAGGCGGAAAGTATTAAAAAATATGTGAGTACGGGGTTCGTCGCTTTTGTTCAGGTAGCGGTTAATGAAGCTTTATCGGTAGAATAATTCAGTTTCAATCACTTTTATTAAAGACATGAACAATATTGATTCAATCATCATCCACTGTTCGGCTACACGTGCTGGACAAGCTTTCAAAGCAAAAGACATTGATCGAATGCATAGAGATCGAAACTTTTCTATGATTGGTTATCACTATGTCATTGACTTAGATGGTACCATCGAAGAAGGAAGACCTCTATCAATGGAAGGTGCCCATTGTAATACTAAAGGCACCTCTGGTATATCATACAATAAACATAGCGTAGGAATTTGCTATGTAGGTGGTTTAGACGCCAACGGTAACCCAGCAGACACACGTACTCCTGCACAAAAAATTGCACTAATCGAGTTGGTCTCCCGACTTCAAAAGTCAATTCAAGATCACAGAAGTACTAGGTCACAGAGATACTTCTCCAGATCTGAATGACAATGGCATCGTAGAGTCAAAGGAATGGATTAAATCCTGCCCCTGCTTCGACGCTGCAATTGAATTCGGCTACTCTCCTGCAGTTGTTATACGACCATAAGAAAGTTTGTACGAGCATGCAGTGTTTTGTACCAAAGTGTACAAAGACTGTACGCTCGTTATTTACTGGTTTTCAGACTGATAGAAACACATTGTACAAATGTACAATTTAAAATGCAAAACAGTTGAAACACTGCATTCCCTCTTGCTTACTCTCGTTTAAAACATGGGCATACACTAAAGTCTCTTTTAAATCAGAATGTCCTAGTATCTCTTTCAAGGAAGCTATATCTTTAGTCTTACGCAAAAAAACAGTTGCAAAAGTATGTCTACCAACTTTATGTGTAATGTTCTTCTCTATTCCAGCAATAGCAGCTATTTCTTTCAGGAATCTATTCATCGTTTGATCAGCTGGCAGTTTCTCAAAAACGATACCCTTTTTTCTGGTACCAACAATATTTTTCAGTAATGTACGAAGTGGATCCGATATAGGTACTTGAATAGGAAATGGTTTTCTTTTCTTTAGCTTCATTCGGAAATAAGTCAATGTATCATCTGTAAACTGCTCAAGAATCAATTTCTTTGCATCCCCTATGTGCAAAGAGCTAAAACATAAAAACAAAAACATTTCTAATGTTTTATGATGTTTATAGTCTAGTTCTCCATCCATATATAACCCCATCAAAGTTTGTAACTCATCTTCTTGCAAATACTCACCACTAGGAATTCCTTTCTTTATCTTCCAGTTCTTGAAAGGATTCTCATCCATATATCCAGCATTGTATGCAGCTAAAACATACTTCTTTATTGTGGCCATGTTTTTGTTTGCGGTATTTTGATTATTTCCAAGTCCAGTCATCAGATGAAAGAAATACTCATCAAGCCACTCCCTGGTTATATCATCAAAATAGAGATTAGGATTATATTCTTGCAGCTTTTTGATAACCGATAAGTTCGTCTTAAAAGTTGAATATTCAAGTTTAAACGATTCTTTTTTTTGATAGTCTCGTACGAACTCGAAAAAAGTATTGTAATCGGTTGGTCGATGATATGCTTTAAGAAAAGCATCGCGAGTAAGTTTGCGATCACGAAGTCGGTATTTTACAAAAACATTGTTTATTCTGGCTAATATGTTTTCTATAATCAGGTTTTTGTCATTGCACTGTTTGTCTCCTACTCCTACACACTTCTTCTTATCATTCCAGTTTTTCAAATCAACAGAGACTTTCGTTGAAAAGTTTACTTTTTCACGATTAACGTAAAAAGATAACCAAACGACTCCGGTAGATGGGTCGCTTCCGTATGTTCTTAGATATATTTTTATAGTTACCATAATCTACAATGGTCCCTTTTTACAGATAAGAATTGATAATCGGTCTACACCTGCACAGTTTGTTACACAAATACAGAAGTAGTTAATTGTTTGTGTGTCAACAAATAACAAATGCCGGACACATTTCTGTATCCGGCATTTTGCCTTCTTCGAGGTTCCTGGCGAACCTCTTTTTCTTTATTTTCCTTATTTATTAGATAAAACATTATCTTCATAAACTACTGAAAAACAACAAATTATTTATCACACAAAGAAAATAGAATAAAATAAGATAAAAGTTTGTAGTACCAATGTAGTACCAAATCAAAAAGAATCTCTATCTTTGTAGTACCAACTTATAAAAGTAAAAATATGGGTGCAACATTCATTTTGAGAACTGACAAAAGCGAAGGATATGCAACCTTATACGCTCGCATACAAAACAGGGTTCCAAAGATTAACATTCGAGTATCTACCGGATTAGAGGTTGATATAAAAGAGTGGAACAAATCTTTAACAGGAGCCAAAGCTCTAACAGCTTTCAGGACAGGCAAAGGAAAAGAACTTTACCTTAAACTAGACGCTATTTCATCAACGATTGACGCACTAATAAAAAATGGTGTAGCCATAACTTCCAACATGGCTAAAGAGCGTATACATGAAATAGTATATGCTGAACAGATAGCAGCCGAAAAAGAACGAGCAGAAGCCGAAGCTAAAGCCCTAGAAGAAGAACAGGCTACCAACTTCAACGACTTCATAGCACAATTCATTCACGAATGCGAAACAGGAAAACGGAAAAAGAAGGGAGGAACTACAAATATATCTCCTGGAACAATCAAAAGCTACAAAGGCTTTCAATCCCAGTTTAAAGCGTATCAGGAAACAAGGCTAAAGGTTATTGATTTTGAGGATCTGACAATAGAGTTTTATAATGACTTTCGATCATTCCTCACAGATAAGGAATATTCCCCTAATACTATTGCCCGGATGGTGAAGATATGCAAAACAATCTGTTATGCAGCCGAACAGCTTAAACTAATGGATGCGGCAAACGTCCGGTTTGGTTTTGATGTGATCTATAAAGATGTTGATAATGTCTACTTGACTGAAGAACGAATACAGGAACTTTATGAGTACGATTTATCCAATCGTCCGGCATGGGAAAAGATAAAAGATGTGTTTGTAGTCGGCTGTCTGACCGGGCAACGAGTAAGTGATTATAAGCGCATCAATTCAAAAATGATAGTTACCCTTACCGATGGCAATAAGTACATCAAACTTAAACAGGAAAAGACCGGAAATATCGTTTATATTCCTCTTGATTATCGGGTTGCAGCTATCCTTGACAAATATAACGGTACACTTCCCAAAGTCTACGACCAAAAGATAAACGACCATATCAAAGAGATTGGAGAGGCTTTAGGATGGACGGAAATAGTAGAGTTGGACGAACAACGGGGAGCAATGGAGTATACAGCAAAGAAACGTTTCTGCGACCTTCTTAAAACTCATACCTGCCGAAGAAGCTTAGCAACCAATATGTATAAAGCCGGGGCTTCATTAAGTTCTATTATGGCTATCACTGGACACAACAGCGAGCAGCAACTAAAGACGTACCTTAAACTGGATGAATCGGAAAAGAGCATGCTAGCAGCTAAAGAGAATTATTTCACGAAATTACGAATAGCAAAATAATCAATCATGGAAAATTGGAAAGAACAATACAATCAGCTAGAATGTGAGTGGAAGAAATATTATAAGGATGATTTTGCAGAAGTTTATAAATACTTATTAGAAGATAATATATCAATTGACGAAGCAATAATCAAGATAGGAGCTAATTATAATGCAGAAGATATATCAAACCTCAAGAGATGCGATGAGATATTGGCTCAAGGCACCAAATTAGTAATGGATAATTCAGAAGAGCTAATTAATGAAGGAAACGCAATTATGTACGATCTGATCTTAGCATTATCTAATGAAAAAATTAAAAAGACATTATTTTTTGAAAATCTAAAAAAAGAAGATGAAAGTTTTGATGATCTGTTTATGTCGAATAACTATAAATGCGAATATGGACTTTACACATATTACAGAAAGCTAAAAGAGCATAAGCTAGACGTTTTTTTAGGAACAGAAGATTTTAAGAACATAATAGAGACATTAAATAAAGTCTGTATATTTATAAAAGAGAATAATCAACATCCTATTAAAATTCAAAACCAACTCATTGAACTAATAACATTATATATTGGAATGAGGCTTGAATATCATTTAATTATAGTATTACAAGGTTTAATAGAATGGACAGAAAAAATATATGAAAATAACAATGAGCCCGAAAAAGAAAACGCATTTGAGTTACATACCTGGATTTTAAAACAAGCAACCCGGTTGTACTATAGTTATTATCTTTCCTGCAGTAATCAAATTGAGAATGATTTTGATGTTTTCTTCTTTTCTACAATGATCGGGAGATATATTAAAGAACATAGTGATGAATATTCAATAGAAGCAATAGAAAACATCATTGATGATAACAACATTCCTAAAATCGACAAAACATTAATAAGAAAAATCTATAACAAATGCAACAATAATCAATGGAATAGTATCCCTATAGATGATTTTATCAGATTACTTAATTGTGACAATTCAAGAACTCTATCTATTAAAAAAGATGAGTTTAATAGGACAAAAGTTGTATTTAAGAATATAGCCAACAGCATAAAAGATAAAGGAAGTCGCAAAAAATGGATCGAATTTATTAAAAAAGAAGTCTTCAATAATGTAGATTTTATGAAAGCTACATTGAGAACCGATACAAGCTGCGAAGGATATAGCCAAATCGATATAAATTTTAGCAGTTTTATAGCCGATTTAGGAGTTTCCCCCAATAAATAAAAAACGCCCCAATAAACTCCCCAATAAATATTTCAGAAGCGCATTGATAATCAACATTTTATCAATGCGTTTTTTTTTATATTCCCCAATAAATCCCAATTTCTCCCCAATGTATCTTCGCAGTTGAAGATTAGGACGTGCACACCCTGCCTTCATAACAATTAAAAAGTATAAGTTATGAAAGAATTAAATGCAACCCAGCAAGCTATAATTATGAGTTTCTTTGATCCATTTGTAGATGTGATTGTAGATAGAGTTTCAGAAAGAATATTGTCTGTAACTGCTAAGAAAGAACCAAAGTTCTACACTCGAAAAGAAGCCGCTGAAATCCTTCATGTCACCTTACCAACATTGGCGAGAATAACAAAAGACGGACTTCTTATCTCCAAGCGTGTAGGTAGTAGAATCCTGTATGAAGCGGATGCTATTGATGAGGCAGTAAAAAAGCAGGTCGTATTCAAATATCGGAGGGCGTGACTATGAAAGAAAAGAAAAAGGCAGCCTCCACGACCGCCAATCTCCAACATAGATCCGGAAACAAAGATAGCAAATCATCTCGAATAATTCAACAGGTACGATCTATTTTCTTATCTGGTCGGAAAGTAACAGCAAAAGAAATCAACGCTGAAACAAATTCGAATGATGCTAGACGTGTAATCTCCACCCTCCGTAATGATGAAGGTTGGGACATTAAAGACGTTCGTCTGGACGATAGAAGAAAACTATACTGGTTAGAGCCAGATAAACGGCAAATGTCTATTGATTGGGAGGTTAATGGCAATGAGTGAAGCAATAAAACAGATTGTTAGCGAATTTGAAAAGCCTGTGATTGAGATTCCATCCGATATAATGGATGCTATTCAATGTAGCCGCCTGGACTTATCACAAAATATACCCGATCCGCAAATGCTCGTATCAAAAGGAAACCTACCTGTATGTACCCGGGGAAATTTTTCTTTCGTTATTGGTTTACCCGGTGCAAGAAAGAGTTTTCTATGTTCCGGTATTGCCGGGGCGTTCCTGAATGAAAACGGGTGTATGGGATTAGACAACCCGAACGGATCTGGAAAGTTACTTTGGATTGATACGGAGCAAGCACCGGGGCACGTGGCGAAGATCGGGCGGAGACTACACCGCATTGCAGGGCTTCCAACTAACATCAATTCAGATAATATCATTATTCACATGTTGAGAGAGTATCAGCCGCCAATAAGACATAAAATCTTTTATGCGTGCATGAATCTATATCATCCTGATTTTGTCGTTCTTGATGGAGTTAGTGATCTAATAGCCGACCCTAACAGTTCGGAGCAATCAACGTCTGTAATTAATGATTTGATGGCTTTTACAAAGGAATATGATTGCCACGTTCTGACAGTCATTCACGCCAATGTAGGAAGTGAAAAAGCCCGGGGACATCTTGGATCGGAGGCTTTGCGGAAGTGCGAAACAGCGATTTTTGCGGAGGCTAAAGGAGATGTAACGTTGTGCAAATGGGCTAAAACTAGAGATATGCGACCGATGGACTTTGCATTTATAGTTTTGGAAGGGCTTCCCGTTGAAGCTGAATACATGCCCATTGAAGCAAAAACGGATAAACTACAACAGACTTTATCAAGTATCATGCCTCAATATCCGGCAACTATAACCTATTCGGATTTAAGACAGAAACTAATGCTACATCTTGGAGTGAAAGAAAGAGCGGCAGAAAAGAATGTTACGAAAGCGGTAGAGAATGGATATATTATCAAAAATCAGGTAGGCTGTTATTACCTGCCAAAGATTGAAAAAGCTAATGATACACTACCATTTTAATAACCGTTACCGTACCGTACTTTTCTACCGTACTCATCACCCCTTCTATAGAAGGGGGTGAATACGGTTAATACGGTGTACGGCAAAAATACGGTAAAAATACGGTTATTAATACGGTGCTATAAAATTTAAAGATTTTGATTTATGAGTGAACATACATATCACCTACAAAAATACGCAGGAACGAGTACCCGCCACACCTGCCCGCAATGCGGACATAAAGGAGAATTTACTTATTATGTTGATGAAAGGAATGTTCCTATTGATGAATCGTGCGGACGTTGCAACCGGGAACGTTGCGGCTATCATCTGACACCTTCGGAATATTTCAAGGCACACCCGGCCGATAAACGAAATGAGTTTACCACATGGAAACAGCCGGAACCACCTAAAGCAATTCCCATATCTTATCTACCTTCTTCGTTGTTGGCAACAGATACACACCGAGACAGAAACAATCTATTCCAGTTTATGTCTAAAGAGTTCGGAGATGTTGAGGCAAACCGGGTGTTTGATCTCTACCATGTCGGGACATCTCGCCACTGGAGAAACAATGACGGATTATCTACCACCTTTCCACAGATTAACGAAAAAGGCAAATTATGCCAACTAAAGGTTATGGCTTATAATCCCAATACGGGAAAACGGATGAAAAAACAAGACCGGGCGGAGATGTGGAGCGATAAGGCGCAAAAGTATATTCCAGATACTCGACCGATGGATAAGATTTGGTTTGCCGGGAAAACGCTTCTCAAAAACTATGAGGCTAATCTTCAGCAAACATTCTTCGGTTGCCATTTAATAAAAACCTCATCCCGGATAGGAATTGTTGAAAGTGAGAAATCAGCCCTTATATGCTCTATTTTGATGCCCGAAATCACTTGGATAGCATCAGGAGGCTGTAACGGATGCAAATGGACGGAAACAGCCGTTTTCAAGCCGTTATCAGGCAAAAGAGTAGTTTTATATCCTGATAGTGGAATGTTGGCAAAATGGGAAGAAAAAGCCGAAATATTGCACAGCGCCGGAATAGATGTAACAGTTAGCCGGATATGTGAAGGACTACCGAATAACTGGGACGTGGCGGACGTTCTTCTTCGGGAACGACATACACAGAAAGGTATGAATATTGGTGAAATAATGGCTTATGCCAAAGAAATAGGAGTTTCCCGGCAAATAACATATAACGTTTGAGTATGGAAATAGAAATAATATACGGGCAAGTGATAGCGAAAGCAAATAACTATCAAGCCGTACCGGGCAAAGACGGTCAGAAACGGATCATCAAAAACGACCGGATCAGGGAGTATGAGAAATCCTTCTGCCTACAATGCAAGAAGTATCGAGGAAAGCGCATTTCCGGTCGTTTCAAGCTATTTATTCGTGTATGGCATGGGAATATTCGCTTCGATCTGGATAATGCCTTAAAAACGATCCTTGATTGCTTGCAAATGGTGGAGGCTATTACAAATGACAGCCTTTGTTTTGAGATTCATGCGGAGAAACGGATAGACCGACGGAATCCGAGAGTAGAGTTTGGTATGGAAGAGATAAACGAGCAAAAAAATATATTCAGCCAAAATAAAGCGAGCGAAAATCACTTTCATCTGTCAGATGAGCAAGAGTACCCAAAAGAGTAAATTATCATTTTCGCTCACCTTAAAATGAGCGAGAGCAACATTTAAAAGTTATGGAAGCAATTAAAGAATTAAAGAAAGAGTTTATTAAGAACAAAGAGCGATTTATCCAAATCGGATATAATCCCCAAACTGAAGTTTACTTATACAAGCGTATATTTCCAGGAGGAGCAATCGTTTATGAAGTGTTCAAACGCAAGATAAATAAACGGTTTAACTGTGTTAGCTATCCCGGTAACAACGCCTTTGGTTATTGGGCTTTGACATTCCCCAAATATGAGCAAGCGAGATATTATTTAGATAATGGGTTTATAAAACCCTCGTAAGTTTATTTTTAAAAGAATCATTTAAACAAATGCCCATTAAACGAGGAAAAGTATTATCAGATAGGTGTTTGTCTAATCGTTGCAAAAGAATTAGAGAACAAATATTTTATTAACCAATTTAATTTTTTAGGTCATGAAACAAGAAACATTTTTCGGAGTAAGAAAAGATAGTGAAAAACATCTTTATGTGAGAAGATGTGACAACAACGAAGTCCTTATCACTAAAACAGTAAACGGGGAATCCATAACAGAAGAGAACACCGTACACCTAAATGCGGAAGAAGCCCGTAAACTGGGGATTCAGTTGCTAAAATTAGGTAGTGAAGAACTGCCAAAATCTGGAATAGATCTTAAAACGGAATCTTTCGTAGACAAAATCACGGTATACAGAGGAATAAACCCGGACGAAACACCGGCCAATCTCGCAGTTATCACCATTGATGAAAGTGATGAAGCCAGACAAGTAAGGGAAGATAGCGGAGAGGAGCCCGGCTTTTCCATTGAAGGCGAAGAACTGGAAAAACTCATTTCCGCACTGGCAAAGATTGTATAACCGATACCGGGTAGGTCTGCTTCGGATGGTCTACCCGGTATAAATAAAAAATATGCTATGACAAGAGACGAATTATATATCAATAACACAAAAGCCGATCTTAACAAGACGGATATTACTTTGAGCTATAAGAGTAACCTGCTAACCGATATTAGTAAAATTATAAGTAATAGGAGTTATACGATCAGGTTGCCTAAAACAGCAAAGAATCTGGCTTTGATTGAGTGTTCACATCTTCCCAGCTCAATAAGCCGTTATCCTTACCTAAAGCATAAAGGAACATTATTGCGAAATGGTGTTGAGATGATTAAAAATGCCAATGTAGTACTACTAGAAACTGGCGAAACAATAGAGGTTGCTCTTACATGGGGAAACGTCACAAACTTTGCTGGCGTGGTAAACGATGGCAAGAAGCTAACGGATATTACGCACGGGACAGTGGAAGGCGTGGATTGGGTAGTATGGAGTAATAAGGGAAGCAATTCAGCGCAATTTCCACTTATCGACTACGGGTTTAACTCCGATGATCCGAACGTGTGGTATCATCCTGTAGTGACTGTGAAATGGATTTTAGACAAGATTCAGGAGCAAAGCGGAGTGACATTTAATTTCCCGTCTGACAAGCTTACTGTTATAAATAAAATGATTATTCCTCTTTTGACAAGGAATGATTCACAAGAGATATATGATGCCTACCCAATGACTTTAAAAGTAACAGGGTATGATTCATCAATAATCAAATTTGAAGCTGTAGGAGATAGTACCCAACAGTATGTTAGCACTAATGGGAGCCGGGATATTTACCCGAAATTTGATTCAACATTGAAACTGAAAGGAACAATAGAAGTTTCATACACTTACTCACAGGGGATTGATTATTTAAATACGCCTTTTCAAATCACAGTTTATAGCACACCGACCAAGCAGGAGGAAATAATAAACATATATAAGCCGGCTGCATATATAGAACCGCCATATATTCGGCTAGTTTATAGCTTTGATACTTCTGCTACAGTTTATAAAGATGGATATTTTATAATATCAAGTGGAAACGGAAAACAACCGATAAATAGTGTATCAGGGAGTTTATCAGTAACGATAACAGAAAGAGAAGAGGATGTTTTACTAGGTGAGAAATTTCCCCTAGTTCCCAATCTTCCAGACATCAAGCAAATAGACTTCATTAAAGCCGTTGCCTCAATGGTCGGTTTGTTTGCCTTACCGGATGGCGAAAACGGGATCAAGTTTATTCCCTTCGATAATCTGTCTGCAAACAAATCTAAAGCTGTAGACTGGACGAATCGTGTGATAATGGCTTATAATAGCGTAACGCCAAGAAACTTACAGTACACCCTTGATAACATTGCTCAAAACAACTGGTTCCGGTATAAAGAAGATGATAATGTCATGGGAAACTATGACGGAAATATCCAGGTTGATGATGCCACGATTGAGTACGAACGTGATGCCATCACTTTGCCTTTCTCCGCCTGCAGTACAAAAGGAGGCGTTGCTTATATTCCTCTTTATTCTTATAACGAGGAAGGAGAGTTGGAGTATAACAAAACAAATCCCCGGATATTATTGCTTGATGGCACGAAGGGAATATTCAAGGGGCTAGAATGGACTACCTTAATTGCAAATAACTATCAGACGTACAAAGGGCTAATCAATAATGCAAAGGTAGTGACCGAGTATATCCGTCTTAACAGTATCGAATTGCGGGACTTAGAGATGGATATACCGGTTTATTTGGCTCAATATGGTTGTTATCTGGCTATCATAGAGATAACGACCAAAGAAAACGATATATGCGAGTGTAAACTTTTAAAATTGTAATGTCATGGAAGAAAATGTAGAAGAAAAGATTCGGAGTATTACCGAACAGGCCAATCAAACTAGAAAAATGCTTTTAGAAGAGTATTTGGGACATTCTATCTCTATGGAGGAGGCTATAAATATGGAAATACCGGACGAAGCTCTGGATCATCTGGGAGATTTGTAA